CACCTTCGCGTTCGTGCCGTCCGGGCGGAAGCCCCTGAACTCCGAGTCCCCGTACCGGTCCGTCTTGCGTACGACCGACAGGGCCTCGTCCTCCGAGGACGCTCGGACCACGATTCCGTCGTACTCGTCGTAGTCCGTCCTGTCCGTGCGTGTGATCAGGTAGATCATGATCGGCTCTCCTCAGATCTCGTCCAGTCCCTCGAACCGGCGCAGTGCGTTGGCGAAGCCGACCTGGTCGGCCTGTGCCGCCTTGCTGAGCGTGCCCCGCAGCTCGAACGTGTGGACGCCGGACTCGCTCAGGTACGCGCTCGCCGCGCTCTCCCGCTGCGTCCAGGCCCAGGTCTCGGCCGTGTGCAGGACGCCTTCCCCGGACCGGCTCGTGCGCTGGGAAGGGGGCGTGTCGGTCCACGGAGCCCTGGTCCGGATGTCGAAGTCCGAGCTGTGCCAGGGCATGTCCTCCCCGTCCGGACCCTCCAGGGTGATCCGGAACCGGGCCATCTTCCGCACCCGGACGTTCTCGGTCCTCTGCTCCCGGTGCCTGTTCCCGGGCGTGACGAGGATCAGTTCATCCCCGACCGTCGGGCGGGGGAACTCGGGCTTGGTCTTGTCCATGATCGGTTCTCCTCAGTTCTGGGCTGCCTGCTCGTCCTGCTCGGCCATCATGTCGGCCGCCTCGTGGGCCAGTGCCTGTCCCTGCTCGCACCCGATGTCGTACACGGGCGTGTCCAGGCACTCCGGGCAGTCGGCCACGTGCTTCTCGTACACCCGCATGGCGGCGAAGTACGGCATCACGAGGCTGACCGGGCTGTCCTCCAGGACAGGCCGCTCTGACCCGAGGGCGAACATCAGGTCGGTCTCGTTCTCCCGGGCGGCCCACTGGGTCAGCTCGTCGGGACGGATCAGTTCGAACGTGGTCCTGCTCATGGTCGGTTCTCCTTGGTCTTCTGGTCCGGGGCCCGGTCGACCGGGCCCCGTCGTGCTCAGCTCTCGTCGGCGAACTCAACGGCGATGACGGCCACTTCGGCATGCGTTTTGGGGAGGGTGGTCTCCAGCTGGTCCCTCAGGGAGGGGCCAGTGTCCAGGGCCACGTTCCCCTTGCGGTCCAGTACGGTCACGTGCCAGTAGCCGTCGTACCGGCGACCGAGGGTACCTCCGCCGATCTTGCTGACCTCGATGATCCGGCCGTCGTCCCGCAGCTCGCGGTACTCCACAGCCTCCAGCGGGCACTCCTTGGCCACGTGGAACTGGTCGGCGTTGTCCCGCTGGATGTAGCCGTGGCTCCGGCCCCACGTGATCGGGGTGCTGAACGCGTCCGGCGGGGTCTTCCAGGTCTGGGTCGGGCCGCTGCGGCGGCAGACCTCGACGCTCGTCTGTTCCCCGCCCCGGGACTTGTGCGTACGGGTGCAGGTTCCGTAGTGGAACTCGTCCTCGCTCAGGGCCTGTTCCCTGGATACGGGCATGCGATCCTCCTTGATCGACTGTACGTGCGTGCCCCCGGCCCGGCTCGAACGGGCTGAAGTCCCTCCGCCGTGAGGCGGGTTCGGCGCTGTGCCCTACAGAGGGTCAGTGCTCAAGCGGGGGCTGGCCGGATCAGGCTCCGGCCGGGCCGTAGATCAGATGCTGTTCTCGCGGTAGTCGTACTGCTCCGGGATCACGTCGTCGTGCACACCCGCCGGATACGGCTCCACGACTCCGTCATTGTCGAGGACGAACTCCTCGTAGGTACGGGAATCGGGGGCCGGGAGGACGGCCTCGGCCAGGATCTCCTCCGCCTGTGCGGTCTGGGCCTGCTCGTCGATCGCGGCGAAGACGCCTGCATCGTCCAGGGCCTGGAAGGCTTCCCGCTCGTCCAGGCTCAGGTTGCCCAGGTCCCGCAGAGCGGCCAGTGCGTCGATCACGTTCTGCTCGTACATGGTCAGTTCCCCTTGGTCTCGTAGTACGCGGAGCGGGCGGCCTGGAAGCCGACCTCGTACCGGCTCCAGCCGTACGCCTCCAGCAGCTTGTACGCCTCGCTGAAGTCCAGCCCGGCCTCCTTGAGCAGCTCGGTCATCACGGACCGGGCCTCCTCGCCCTGCTTGCCGTCCAGGCGGTCGCCCACGGGCTGGCCGGCGATCCGCTGTGCCTCGTCGATCATGGGCTGGTTCATGGTCGGCTCCTCTGCCTGGCTCATCAGGACCGGGTGGCGCCCGGCCGACGGGATCTTCCTGTTTCGCCTCGTCTTCTCGGTCGTCCGCTCGGGGTGCCGCTGCTGCACGCGTCCCGTCGGGTCTGGCCTGCCGTTTTCTTGGGGAGGGCCGGTGCCCTGTCGCCGGCGGCTACGAGAGCCGATTCGGGGCCTGAGCCCCGGGCCCTTACCGCTTGGGCCCTTCCCGCCTTACTGGTTTAACTATATCTTGTCTCGGGAGCTTGTAAAGCACCTCGGACCGGAGACTTTCAGTCGTTCAGTACGGCGGGCACGGCCAGGTTCTTGATCCGGCACAGCTTCCGGGCGATCCTCCGGACGTCGGGGTCGCGCACGTACGGCTGGTTCTTCCAGTGCGGGTTGCTGCCCGACGGGGAGAGCAGGGCCCACACCCACCGGTACGCGTCCAGCTGGTTCCGGGAGACCCTGTGCTGGGAGAACCGGTCTTCGATCTGTCCCAGGCCCATCCGGGACATGTATTTGACGTCGCAGTCCTCGCAGCGGCCCTCGAAGTGGTAATTGCCCACCTCGTCCAGGACCGGGCAGGTGATTTCTTCGGTCTCGTACAGCATGGTCTTCTCCTTGAACGGAACGAGGCCCGGGGCACCTGCCCCGGGCCCGGATGTCTCAGAAGCTGGCGTGGATCAGTTCCAGGTGCGCGTCCTGCTGCGCGACGGCCTTGGCGTCGGCCGCCTTGTCCAGGCTGTCCGTCTCGAACAGGGTCCGCTCGCCCCGGGCCGGGTTGCGGTACTCGACCGTGTACGTACGGGCCTGGAACGCCTGGACCAGCTCGGCCTTGCTCGGGGCGGGAGCGTCCATCCGGACGGTGAACGCGGTCCGGTGGGTCGTGTACGTGCGCACCCGGTCCAGCCGGAAGCTGCGCTTCTCGCCCGACTTGCGGTCGGCCGCCTTCACGATGACGTCCCCGGCCTTGGTCAGGCTCAGGCTGGTCGGCTCGATGGTTCGTACGGTCTCCTCGCCGTCCGCCTTCACGTACGTCACTGTCACCGGCTGGACCTTGCGGACCGCCTTGTGCAGCCTGGCCGCTGCGTCGTCGGAGACCGTGAACACGGTCATGACCGTTCCGCCGGTCAGGAGGACGACAACCCGCAGCCCCGGCAGCTCGTACTCGAACACCTCACCCTGGCCGAACTCGTCGGTGTAGTCCTCGTTCAGCGCGTTGGCACGGTGTGCGTCGGCACAGTCGGCGATGACCGTGTCGGCTACTGCCGCGCGTCCCGGGGTCCAGACGACCGTTACGGTCTCGGTGTCGACCCGGCCCTCCACGAAGTGCACGGTCTCGACGGTCCGGGAGTTCGTGTTCTTGTTCATGGCCGGCTCCTTGGTCCCTGGTCTGTACTGCTTTAGCTAAATCATAGTGCTGCGCAGGGTACAAGTAAACCCCCTCCGACCTGGGTCTTTGGCCGGAGAGGGTACGCTTCTCGGGACGAGAGGGGCGATCATGGTCAGTGCACGAGGTGGTCACTGGGGTTTCGTATTCCGCAATCGCCAGGCCGTGTACCGCGCCCTGCGCAAGCAGGGGATGAGCAAGGCCAAAGCGGCCCGGATCAGCAACGCCGGGCAGAGCCACGCTCAGCGCTCGGTCATGGCACGCAAGGGCGCGCAGACCCGCCGGGCCCGGGGCAACTAGGCCAGCGCGCGCCTGATCCCCTCCTCCAGAGTGACCTTGGGCGTGTAGATCGTCAGCATCCGCTCCGGATCACCGACCCGGTAGGCGACGCCCTGCGGCGCGTCCGGGTTGGGCCGTATCTCGGCCTCCTTCCCGGCGGCCTCCAGCATGAGCCGGCTGAGCTGGACGAACGAGGTCGCCCGGCCCATGCACAGGTTGACCGGTAGGTCCGTGCCCGACTCGGCCACGGCCAGCGCACCCCAGACGACGTCCTCCACGTGGATCCAGTCCCGGACGCAGTCCCCGCACCACAGGTCGAGCGGCTGGCCGGGCTCAAGCGCCCTGACCCGGTCGAGGATCGCCCGGAACGGGTAGGACGGGTCCTGGTCTTCTCCGTAGCCGGAGAACGGCCGGACGACCGTGACCGGGACGCCCGCCTTCCGGAGCCTGTCGGCGAGGAGTTCCCCGGTCACCTTGCTCCAGCCGTAGACCTCGTCCGGCATCATGATGTCCGTGTCCCCGTTGTTCCAGATCTCGTCCTCCTGGAGGGCCGATCCCCCGGGCCCCCTCTGGAACGCGACCGGGTACGCCGCACTGCTGCTCAAGTACAGCACCCGGCCCGGCCGCGCGACCGCAGCCCAGCGGAACATCTCCGCGTCGATGGACAGGCTCTCGGCCGTGGCCAGCGGGTCACGCTCGATCGTCTCCCGGCCGCCGACCACGGCCGCACAGTGGACCACGAGGTCGTAGTGCGTCCAATTGACGCGGGGGTTTCGAGCCTGCTGCTGGAAGAGCATCCGGCAGTCCTGGGTCTGGGTCGTTCTCACGTCGAAGCCCACGACGTCCCACCCCCGGGCCTTCAGCTCGGCCGCGAAGTGGCGTCCCAGGAAGCCCCGGTCTCCCGTGATCAATGCTCTCATCAGTACCACTTCCTCATGTGCGGGCAGTAGCACCGTCGGCAGATGGCCGAGGCGAACGGGCCACAGGACACAAACGGATGGGGGACCACGGCCCACCACGCCCGGATCAGAAAACGGATCACCACCGGCCCGGCACCCCGCTTGTGTGCTGTCCATGCCAATGCCATCTCCACGTGCGCCTGTTCAGGTGGGAAAACTTGGCGCCGGAGGCGAGCAGCTTCTGCCAGGTCCCGTGATCGTCGTTGAGGCTTTCGGGGCTGTCCGGGGTCTTGGCCGTGAACCCCCCGGCCGACCACAACAGGTCCGTCCGGACCAGGACCGTGATCGGAATGTAGTTCACGGTCCGGAGCAGATCCTCGTCGAACGGCTGCCCCTCCCTCTCCGGCCACGGGTCTCCCCAGGGCGCCTCGGGGATGTCGAACCACGGGTAGACCAGGTCGGCTCCGGTCTCCTGAGCGTGTTCGAGCAGGAGCCGGACGTGGTCCGGGCACCACTCGTCGTCGTCGTCCAGCAGGGCGGACCACTCCGTGCCCACTCCGGACAGGGCCCGGCTGCGGTTCTTGGCCGAGCCGAGCCGGCCGTGGTCGACCGAGACGCTGATCGCGTCCACGGGCCGGTCCTGCTGGAGCACGCTGTCCAGGGCCCGGTGCAGTTCCTTGCCCACCCGGGGCGGGATGGACGCTATGATCGCCGTTACCCCAGGCCTCATGCGCGCACCGCCATCCAGAGCTGGAAGGTGTAGGCGTCCGGGTAGTTCAGGGTCGACTGCGGGGTGAACAACTGGACCTCCAGCGGAATCCAGCCGTTGGCCTGAAGCATCTCGTGCACGTCCGCCTGGCCCCATCCCCAGTAGTGCTCGGCGTTCCCGGTCGAGGCGGGCTCGTCCAGGGGCGTGGACAGGAACAGGTAGCGGGCGTTCTGTGCAATCGCCCGGAGCAGTGCGTCCGGGTCGTCCACGTGCTCGATCGTCTCGGACAGGACGAACAGGTCGACCGGGGCGGGCAGGTGCACGAGCGTGTCCGGCAGGGGACCGGGCGGCACGTCCTCGGCGTCCATCGCCCCGCACGACACCAGAGCCGACACCGGTGCCCCGTTCAGGTCACCGAAGACCGCATTGTCCAGGTACCGGCTGATCATGTTGAGCAGCGCCCCGTCCCCGCAGGACAGATCAGCCGCCGACCGGATCGCGCCCCGGTACCTGTCGATCAGGTCGGCCGACGCCTTGACCCGCTCAATGTGATCGGGCCAGCGGTCGTGCTTGTAACCGTCCGGGTAGGTCCGCGCGTAGAACGCGGCCTCGCCCTCGGGACGGGCCTCACGCAGCCGGGTCCTTGTCATACGCACCCCTTGGTCGACTTCTCGTAGCCTTTGCCCTCGTAGGTACAGACAGGGCAGATGCCGTGGAACGTACAGGGGTCCTTCTCGTCCGGGATCGAGAAGACCTTTCCCTGGACCTCGCGCCACTCATGGCCGCCCATCTCCCGGCCGCACAACGGGCACGGGAGCCAGAAGTACCCCCCGGTGAAGGCCCACCACTCATGGACCCAACGGGGCAGGAACGAGATCCGGCCCCGGGCCTCACGCAGCCGGACGCGCATCGCTGTACTCCTCCCGGATCTGCCGGACCAGGCTGTCCAGCCAGCCGTTGTTCCGGTACGTCTCCCAGGCTTGCCGGTCCGCCTGGTCCGCCTCGGACGCGTTCACGACCCGGTACCGCTCGTCCCACTCCGCCTTGCCCGCGATCGGGTGCAGGTGCTCGATGACCACGTCGTCCAGGTAGACGAGTCCGTTGAGCTTCTCGCCCAGTTCCTTCCAGAAATTGTCCAGGTAGAGGTGCCGCATGACCGGAGGCGCCATCATCTCCATGACCCTGACCAGGCGAGACTGCATGAACACGGCCGTAGGCAGGTTCGCGCCCTGGAGCAGGTCGTTCCCGTACACGATCCGGGGCTCCAGGCTGTCCAGCGCGTCCAGCACCCGGCCGTCCCACCCTCGCGTGCGAGGTAGGTGGTCGTCCCCCATGAAGCCGACCGCCTCGTACAGCTCGGCGTAGCGGACGGCCGCGTAGTTGAGCGCGCGGCACATGCCGCCACCGTGCCTGTCCGGGATCATCAGCCGGGGGATCTTTCCCTCCTCCAGCAGGGCCCGGTACCCCGGCAGCTCCGGGTCGTCCGAGTCGGCCACGAACACGGGCAGGGCGTCCAGGGCATCGCTGCTCCTGAACGCCTGCGCCAGCCGGGCCGCGTTCTGCGGCCGTCCCCGGGTGGGGACGATCACTGCGAGGGGTGGGGTCACCTGTTCCTCCTTGACGGTCTGGCCACCGCGTGCGCCAGCTCCGAGTTGATCTGGGACTCCCGGGTCGTCTTGACCAGGTGGGAGATGACGGCCGCGAGCAGGGCCAGGCCGATGAGCCCGAGCAGCAGCGCCACCATGACCACGGCCAGTATGAACGCGCAGATCGTCCCGATGATGCAGGACAGCAGCGCCACCCACAGCCACGGGATCACCTGCTCGGCTACGGTCGGCTTCGGGGGCGGGGGCGGCGGAGCGGGGGGTGCGTAATGGTGATGTTCGTGCACGTGGATGACCTGCCCGCCGGGACCCGTGCCGGAGGGCTCGCCGGCCAGCCCTGCGGGCAGGGGGTTCATCTTCAGGTACTCCACGATGGCGGGTAGCCGGTCGTTTTCCTGGTCCATGGTCACATCTCCTTGCTCAGCGGTTCAGTGTCCGGAGGCGATGCGCCGCTGGACGTACTGGTCCAGCAGCCACCACGGCACGGTGCATACGGCGACGAACACGACCGATCCGAACACCGGAAGGTTCAGCCAGTCGCCGGGAACGAGCCCCACCGCCATGTACGCGGTGAAGAACCCCAGCACCAGGTCCAGGGCGATGAACAGGTAGGTCTGGGTCTCCCACCACAGCCACCGCATCCAGTATTGGATCATGTCCGTTTTGCTCCTTCTGTGTGGGTTGACGGGTCAACCGTGTGAGCCCAAGAACCTCCTAGGCCAGAACGGTCGTCACGGTCTTGGTCACGGCCGTGACGGCCATTCTCGTCAAGGACGTGATCAGGCGGTTGACGACTCCTGGAACTTGCGCAGGATGGTGTAGATGGCCTTGCCCTTCGGGGGCTTGTGCATCTTCATCACCCCCGCCTCGACCAGGAGACTGAGCTGGTTGTAGATCCAGCCGGGGGTCCGGCCGACCTCGGTCTGTACCCCGTCCAGGTCGTCGAAGGTGATGTCGTAGTGACCGCCCCGGGCCAGCACCTCCAGCCGGTTCATCAGACGGCGCCGGGCCTCCCCGGTGTCCATGTTCGTCTTCGCCTCCTTGCCGAAGTCGAAGCCCAGCCCGGCGGCGGGCGGGGTCAGGGGCTCGTTCACGTCCACACCGGTCAGCTCCTCCAGGGTCGGGGGCTCGATCTCCTCCGCCTCGTCATCCTCAGCGTCCTCGTCAGCCACCCCATCAGTAGCTGTCAGCCCCAGGGCGAGACGCTCGTACGTACCCGGGTCGAGCACGGCCCAGAACTGCCGGGACTGCTCCAGGGCCATGTGCTTCTCGGCCGCGCTCATGTACACCGCCCGGCCGTCGATGGGCCAGCGGGCCTTGTCCGTCCCGGTCATCTCCGCGTACAGGCTGCCCGGGGCGTCCGGGCCCCACTTGGTCGGGTCGGCGCCGGCCTCCAGCGTGTCCGGATGCAGGGCGTACTTGGCGTCCTGGTACTCGTTCTGGCCGTGGGCCAGGGACTGGCTGAACTGCCCGCGCGTCTTGCGCGGAATGTTGTCGTAAGGCATGGTCTGCATGCTCAGGCACAGGTGGATGCCTACGGACCGCAGCTTACGCACCGCGTTGTCCAGCTCCATGTCCATGTCCATCACGACGTCGGCCGCCTCCTCGATGTCGATGAAGACGAACGGGACGCCGTGCCGCGTGTAGCACTCCGGCTCCCACTGCTTGTAACCCGTGCCCCCGTCCGACCGTTCAAGCGATCCGAGCAGTCCCGCCCGGTAGCTGACCACCTCCGGCAAGTTGGCGATCAGTTGCTTGACCTGGTCTTCCGTCTTGGCGGCGATGCCCAGGCAGTCCTCGATGTCCCGGAAGCCCTGGTTGAACTTGGCCGGGTCGGCGACGACCGGGACCACGTCCGTCCGCCAGCGCATGTCGATGATCGCGGTGCAGATGGTCTCCGTCTTGCCGGCGCCGGTCACTCCGGTGCACTTCGTGTGGGCGACGGGACGGGGGTTCTTCGGGTCGGTGGACCCGACGATCCAGTACTCGATGTCCGAGCCGTCCGTCCGGCGTCCGAGGTACAGCGGAGCTGCGGCGATGGACTGCCCGGGAGCGCTCGGACCCCGGTAGACGAGGGGCTTGCTGGTGTCCTGCGCCCGGGTGAACACGACGTCGACCTTGCCCTCGTCGCCCTTGACCTTGAGGACTTTCACCTGGTCAGCGCCCACACCGGCCACGGCAGCGATCTGCTCCCGGGCGTGCTGCGCGTCGCCGGAGGTGGTCGGGGCGTCGAGCTTTGTACGGAAGCGCAACTCGTCCTCGGTCTCCTTGACGCTGCTCTTCTCCGTCCGGCTGCCCTTGAAGGCACTGATCCTGCCCGCCAGCCAGCCCCCGTCCTCCTTCTTGTCGGTCCGGTCCCGGTCGTGCCCGCCGACGATGCCCGCGTGACGGATCATCCAGAAGGACGACAGGGCGAACCCGCCCACGGCCCATGCCTTGAGAAAGTCTCCGGACCAGGGCGTTCCCGTCCCGGCCAGGGTGACCCACGCGAGCATCGCACCCGTGAACAAGGTGACCGTGGCGCGGGTCTCGTGCTTGTGGACTTTCCAGGTGTGCCACGTGGCCCAGGTGATGACCGTGCAGATCACGCCCACGATCGTCATCCATTTCGGGTCGTTCCCGAGTGTGAAGTGAAGCAGCACGGCCACCGGCATCGCAGCGAGCATGAGCAGCCACGGAGCCACGTACGGGACCGTCTTCTCCCCCGGGCTCAGGCGGGGACCCCGGCGGCCGGCCATGTCAGCTCCTGCTCATGCTGAAGCCGCCCCGGCTACCCCGGTGCGGACGGTCTACGTTGCCGGACTCGATCTCCTCCAGGAAGTCCTGCATGATCGCGTAGGTCTTCACGGAGGAGGTCGCCGCGTCCAGCAGGGCTTCGGCCGCCGTGTTGTCCATCTGGCGGCCGATCTTGCGCAGGGCCTGCTGGAGCTTCACCTTCTGGGCCAGGGTCAGGCGGCCGTCGGCGTTGTCCCGGGCGCCCTTGCGGGCCGCTGCCTGCACCTGGGACGCCGCCGCGTGCACGAAGAACGCCATGCCCGTACTCAACGCACGCAGGGCCTCCAGGAACTCGTACAGCCCCTGCGGGTCCAGCACCTCCCCCTCGGCGAGGGTGGCGAGATGCTGCTCCATGGACTTCTGGGTGGCCTTGCCCTGCGCCTGTGCCCCGGACGTGGTGGTGCCTTTGGGCGGGGGCTTGACCGTGCTTGCTGTGGTCATGATCGGTGTTCCTCTCTCGGTTGGTTGGGACAGCTCAGGCTGTCCTGCGGAGTGCCTTGTTTATCGAGTTGTCCTTAGCGCCCTCGTAGCCGGGGACAGTGGGGACAATCGCCTTGATCATGTCCTTGTCGTGTCCCGCCGCGCGCAAGGCGCGGATGATCTCGGTCAGGGACCGGAGACGGGACAACTCGTCCACTGGGACAGAAGCAGGAGCAAAGGTCTTGATCAAGGACACTGCGGGGACACGGGGCGGGGACACCGTCCTCGGGGCCCGTGACGGACGCGGGGATGCGGGGACAGGCTGTACAGGAGCCGTTGTCCTGGCCTTGGGGAGGGGACGCTCGGCCTGGACCTTCCGGGACACTGTCCCTGCGGGCATCGCCGCGAAGTGCAGGAGGTGTCCCAGGATCAGCGGGGGGACAGAGGACACCGTGGCCACCAGCCACAGCGGGGGACGGGGGTCTGCGGACAAGTAGCCCGTAACGAACATGTGGCTCACCGGCTGAGCACCCATGGCGAGCGCGAGGCTCAGGATGGCCCCCCAGACCGACGAGGTCTTCCCCCGGCCGCCCTTGGGCAGCTGGGTACTGATGACGGCCGCCAGGCCCGCGTAGAGGGTGAAGAGACCGCTCAGGCCCCAGCTCATGGTCGGGCCCCAGCCGGACAGATCGGCGAGGTGCTGCTCCCCCGGTGCACAGAGCACCAGGACGAGGATCGCGGCAGCCGGGACACCCCAGCGCCGGAACTCGGTCACCCAGCCAGGGACATCCTCTGTCCCGGGGACCGTGTCCCCGGACGTCCGGTGGGACACGAAGGGATTGCGCATTGCCCTGTCCTCCTTGGTCCGTGGTCGATTAAGTTAAAGCGTCTGTCCCCAAGGTATGTCCACGGAGGACAGCCGTCAAACCGGGCGGGGGGCACGACAAAGCCCGAGGACACTTTCCTTGTCCTCGGGCTTCGTCCTCGGGGTCAGATGCCGTTGTCCTCGGGGGACAGACGGGACTTGTCTAGGGACACGGACTTGTCCTGGGACACGTCCGGGACAGAGACGGGCTCCAGGTACACGTAGTGGAACCGGGTCAGGACACAGTCCTCGGACAGGACACCGTCCGGCATGTCCGGGTGTCCCGGCAGATTGTCCAGGACGAGCTGCTGGAGATCAATCTCGGACAGGACACCGTCCGCCGTGGCCGTCCCGGACATCTCGGCATAGCCGTCCCCGTTGAAGTGCGCCCGGTAGGTGAAGAGGTAGCTGTACTTGGTCTGCATCTGTCCTCCTTGGTCGGTGGTCCTGTCCGGAGTTTACCCGGACAGCTCATTTAGCTAAACGAGTGTTTCCGGACACAGGACGACCCCGGAACGATCAGGTTCCGGGGTCGTGTCCAGGGTCGGTCAGACGTCATACCCGTCCGGGTAGCTGTCCGCGCCCGAGGACCGCCGGGCCGCGCGCCGGTCGGCCGTCGTACGGAACTCGTCCTCCTCCTGCACGATGCGGGTCAGCTCGGCCAGGTGGAACTGGAGCACGGCCCAGTCCTTGGCGGAGAGATCCCGGACGATGGACCGGGCTGCGTCCGGGTCGTCCTGGATGACGGACGTGAACGCCAGGACGAACTCCATGTCCTCGGCCGTCTCCAGCTTGATGTCCGGGCGCCGGACGGACGGGTGGAGTGGTCGGGACATCAGTTCGGACACGGTGCGGGGGAACGCCCCGGACGCTCCGTCCGGGTTCGGTCCAGCGACGGTCCCCCGGTTGTCGCTCAGCCACCTCGGCAGCTTGATCAGGCTCATGGTCTTCTCCTTGGTCTGTGGGTGAACGGTCCGGGCCTACAGGCCCCGGCCGGCGGTGCTCTTCGGGTTGGCTCGCCAGTACCAGGTCTTCCGGTCCACGTGTTCGAACGTGTCCTGCACCCGGTGGCCACGGGCCTCGGCCGCATCCAGCAGGCGGATGAGGTAGTCCTCGTCCTCGCCCCGGTACCGGCCGGACGGGAGCGTGTACCCGGGCTTGAACCCGCCGATCGCCCGGACGGCCTCGGTCCGGACGAGGTGGGTCATGGGGATGAACGACCCTATCTGCCGGATGTGCTCGGCGTGCTCCTGCGTGAAGCGCAGGCCCCAGGGCGAGGTCGGGAAGACGCTCTGGTGCGTGACGGCCGTGGGGTCCTGCATGCCGAGGAAGACCGGCCGGGGGTAGACCAGGTCCGGCTTGAACGGGCTCTGCTCCAGGACCCGCATGCACACCTTGAGGTGCGAGGGGTTCAGGGTGTCGTCATCATCAAGGAAGGAAATTACGTCGCACTGAACCCGGGCGAGCGCGCGGTTACGCGCAGCCCAGGCTCCGGTGCGCTCGCTGTCCCGCTCCACGATCAGCTGGTCCGCCTTGCGCTCCTGACGGAGGGCGGAGAGGCGGGCCTGTTCGAGCGAGCGCTCCCGCCCGGGGATTGTCGGGATGATCACTGCGACGGTGAGGCGGGCCATCCCAGCTCCCTCCTTATCTCGTCCTCCGACAGTCCCCGGTTGGGTATCCAGGACGGGACCCGGACCTCGATCTCGACGACCCGGTCCGGAGGACGTACCCGTCCCCGGATCTCCTGGTGCCGGGCCTTGTCCACGGTCGTCCTCAGGCGCATGGGTTGCTCACATCCGCACTCCACACCGCACCCGGCCCGGCCGTGTCCGCACAGATACGGACCAGGCCCGCCCGGCGCAGCCGGTCCAGGGAGAGGTAGACGATGGTCTTGTCCAGGCCCAGTCCCTCGGCGATCGAGTTCCGGGGCTTGGGACCGAGGTCCCTCAGCAGGCTGAGGATCATCCGGTCTCTCTCGATGGTCTCCTGGGGACGCGGGCGGCCCCGAGGACGCTTCTCTTCGGTGGTCATGGTCCCTCTCCTCGGTTGATTTACCTTAACCGTTATTACCCGCATCAGTGCCGTTCCACGCCCCGCCGGGCGCCTGGAGCATTCCGGACCGGTGGGTGAGCGCGGTCGCCTTGTCCGTGTCCAGCATCGTGATGACCGGGATGGGCTCCGTCTCGGCCCAGGCCGGAACGACATACCGGCCGGGCAGCTCCAGGTCCAGGGGCTCCTCGGCCCGGTCCTCCAGGACGCCCTGGTGGTCACGCTCCAGCGCCGCATACGCGGCGCTCAGCTCCCGGTACCGGCGCCACAGGGCGAGGTACGTGCTCCGCCGGACGAACGGACCGACAGAACTGCGCTTGTGCCGTGCCATGGTCTTCTCCTTGGTCGGGCCCGGGGTTCACGCCCCGGGCCGATCGGTCAGCCGTTCAGCCTGTAGCAGGTCAGCCACGTACTCGTGATGTCCACGGACGAGCCCTTGGCCGCGTACCCGCCGGCCAGCGCGCTCTCGTTCTGGAGGATCCAGTCCGCCGTGTCCGGGAAGTCCGCGTGCACGGTCTTGAAGAGGCGCCCGTCGTAGTAGAAGCGTACGGACCCCGGGACGATCTCCTGGGAGTAGGTGTGCCAGCCGGTCCAGGCCGCGTTCCCGGCCGCGTCCGCTCCCGACTCGGCGAAGCCGTGGGTGAACTCGCTCACCGGGTCGCTCCGGAAGTTCCCGCCCGCCTCGGGGTAGTCGATCTCGTTCGGGGTGTAGCGCAGGTGCGCCATCTTGTACCCGTCGGTCAGGGCGCTCACGTGCGTCCGCTCGGTGAACTTGCCGTACCTCAGGTTCATGCATTTGAGCGGAACCGGTGCGGAGACGTGGTTGCTGCCGCCGGCGGATGGGCGCCACATGTGGACTTTGAGCTGGCCGTCGCCCTCGGGGGTCTTGATGACGGACATGGTGTCCTGTGGGGTGTACTTGCCGCCGAAGGTGCGGTTGTTGCCGTTGCTGTGGTTGGAGGGGTCGGCCGTGTCTCCCCAGCCGGACGGGTAGGCGCCCAGGGTGTTGTAGTACCCGGGGTACCGGGTCCGGAGACCGGAGCACTTGAAGTTGCCGTCGCCGGCGCAGCCGCTGAACGCTCCGAGCGGCACCTGGACCGCGTTGAAGTTCTCCCGGTAGACCTGGGTGAACGGGCCGCAGTTGCCGCTCGGGGCGTTGTTGTTGACCGTATGACAGGCGTCCTGGCTCGGACTCGCTGCCCCCGCCGGAGGACTGAACGCGAAGACGAAGGCCCCCACCGCGACGAGCGCGGTGAGGACCCTGAGGACTGACTTGAGCATGTGACCGCCCTGGTAGCCGGAATTGGTCCACCAGGGAAGGTATCAGCGGCCTGAGATCCACACCGTCGCGAGCAGTACGGCGAACAGGACCAGGACGGTTCCGTACGGCCACCAGGACGGGCCCCTCACCGGTGGATGTACCAGTCGAGCAGGTTGTCCAGCTCGGTCTGCTCCCTCTCGGTCAGGGTCGCGCTGTGCAGCAGGTGCATCATGCGGGCCTCGTTCGGCTGGGTCTGGGCACGGCGCTTGGCCGCGTAGTCCAGGCCCGGACCGGGGGAGCACTCCTTGCACGCACAGGGGACCGGTGCGTCCGGAGCCCGGCACCCGCACCGGCAGGGAGTGTAGGTGGTCGCGCTCATCGCAGAGTCACTTCCAAGTCCTCTTCCCGTACGTAGCGCAGGGACTCGTCCCCTCCGCCGCAGACATCAGCCTCCGAGTCGTCTTCCAGGGGGTCTCCGTGCTCGGGGCAATCCGGGTGAGCGTAGGCGACCTCTCCTGTCCGGCTGTACTCAGGCAGGCCAATGTCGGCCGCCGTCAGACAGATCCCGTTGCATTCGTCCTTCACGCCCGTGCCCCCTTCAGCTTCGGGTGGGCCGGGCAGACGTTCAGACCCAGCTTGTCCTTGCGCCAGCCGAGGTCACGTGCGGCTCGCTCCACCCCCGCCTTGGGGAGGTAGGCGTCCCAGTGCAAGTAGGCCAGGCACGTGTCCATGTCGCAGTTCAGTCGCGTCTTGGCGCTGTGCTCGATGCTCACGCCTGTCCCTTCCAGTGCGCCCAGATGATGAGCAGGATCACGACGGTCAGCAGGACCCGGCCGTGCCACATGCTCGGACGGGCGGAGCGGACCGGAGCGCGCCTACGGGACCGGGAATGGCTCCTGGACGTGCTCCGCCTGCGGCTCATGTCACCACCCGCTGAAGTGCGGCACGGTACGCGGCATTGATCTTGCCGTCGTACTCGGAGGCGGTTTCGAGCGCGCGCCGGGCCACGAAGGTGAACGACGCCCGGCCGCTCTCGCTCCAGGTGGCCAGGGCGGAGACGACCGCCGGGCCGTCCGGAGCCCAGCCGAGGGTGGTGATGTCACTCTCCTGAGGGACGACGGACCGGCCCGTCTGCACGACGAGGTAGCGGCCGTCCCGGTCCTGGAAGACGCGGATCTCCATCCACCGGCAGGTGGAGCAGTGCTGTCCCTTGGCTGCATGCGGGGGGAAGGGGTGCTTGTGGAAGGGCCGGTGGCTGGAGCCGAGGCCGAGGAAGTCACCGGCCAGTGCGGCCTCCGTCCCGTACCGGTCGGTCAGCTCCCAGTGGCCGGCCTGGCCGGCCTCGGTGAACGGGGGCAGTGCGGTGTCCGGCATGGTCGTGTCTCCTCGGTCCGTGGTCTCGTCCTTGACGAGCGTACCCAGAGGCACAGTCATCGCCCCGCTTCAGGGGTGTGATGCATGGTCATTGCTCCTTGGTCGGGTGAGTCATTTGGTCTGTTCGCGCCGCTTCCTCTTGTACCGGCGCATCCTCGCGTTGTAACAAGATCGGCATCGTAGCCGGTACCCTTCCGGACGCCCGGCGCTCTTCTCTTTGAAGACGTTCGCCCTTGTCAGCTTGTGTCCGTACCTACAGGACTCCCGGGGAGCCCGTACGGGGACTTCCTTCACCCCCTCGAACTTCGGGACCCTGTTGAGCTTCCTACGCCCTACAGGGGCTCTGCGCAGGTTGACCAGTTGGGTCACAGGCTCCAGGTGCCACGGGTTCCAGCACGCTCGGTTCCGGCACAGATGATCTATCTGGAGTCCCTCCGGTATGTCCGCCCGCATCGTGGCGTATGCAAAGCGGTGCACTCCCATGGTGCGACCCTCGTGCTTCAGAACTGCATACCCCGAGGGCTGGTTGGCCGGGACGGTCCAGCACAGAGGCCCCAAGCCCCTGACCAAACAAATTGCAGGGGTGGATCGGGCAGCCAGAAGTCCAATCCGTCCAAGTGCGTTCTGTCGGGCCATACGTTGGGTATACCCCGATAGACAAAAACAAACCCGACCAAGGAGAGCAGACCATGCGGATCATGGGAGTGGACCCGAGCGTCACCTGCACGGGCATCAGCCTGCCGGACGGATGGACGATGGCGGTCAAGCCCCGGAGCAAGGGGGACGACCGGCTGATGGAGCTGGCCGACAACCTGCACACCCTGGCCGTATCCAACCAAATCGAGATGGTGGTGATCGAAGGACTCGGGGGCGTCTACCAGGGCGAGGCGGCGAAGGTGATCCCCATGCTGCACGGGGCTCTGCGGCTGGAGATGAAGCGACTGCCCGTGCCGTACATGGTGCTGCTGCCGTCCAGCCTGAAGAAGTTCGCCACAGGTAACGGCTCTGCTGACAAGACCGGCATGGCGTTGGCGGCCCTCAAGCGGCTCGGCAAGGAGTATCGGACGAGCGACGAGTGCGACGCGGACTGGCTGCGGATCGCGGGCTGCTTCGCGTACGGGATGCAGGAGGCCGTGCCGACTGCCCAGGGCCGGGTCCTGAGCATGCCCCAGCCGCAGCTTCACGCTCTGCGCATGAACATGAAGCGCAAGCCGATCGTGTGGCCCGTGGTCGGGAAGAACCTCCCCTGGCACGAGCCCGGCAAGGCCACGCTCTGCCCGGACTGCAAGGAGCGGGGCCGGATGGTCTGCGGATGAGCGGGGACGGAGAGGTCGTGAAGATCGGTGCCGAGTTCCACGTCGTCCCCGAGGCAGCGGAGCGGTTCCGGGCCGCATTCCACGACCTGGTCGGGGAACTCCTGGAAGACTTCAACGACGGGGAGGTCATCGACTACGGAGTGGACTGAACAGAGAGGAGCCCCGCACCCTCGGAGGGGAGGTGCGGGGCTCCGGTGTCACCGGATGCTCGCGACATCCGGGAGACGTCCTGTCACGGGCGTCTCAGGTAGCTCACTTGGCCGGGCTGGCGAACGGGTCGGCCGGCTCCGCCTTACGGCCCTCCAGATAGTCGCGGGCGACGGCCTTCTGCGCGTCCGTGGGCTCCTTGAGTGCCCACGGAGGCGACTGCTTGGGCTTCTTGCGGGCCTCGTCCTGGAACAGGACCCCGAGGATCATCTTGGGATAGCCGGTCTGGGGGTCCACGCCGTTCTTCTCGTTGAACGCGGCCTGACGCTTCATGGCGCCGATCAGGATCCGCTGGAACACCAACTGGTCCTCGACCTCTTCCGGTCCGTCCGGTGCGTCCAGGACGACGAAGTCCACCCGGACCGCGTCCGCGTCGCCGTAGGTGGTGCTGATGGACTCGACGTACTCGACCGGGGTGATGAGGAGGAGCTGTCCCTCGTACTCGGTGATGCCCGCTCCGCCGTCCGAGCCTGACTTGAACGGGTCGTCGTTGCTCATGAGGTCTCGCTTCCGCTTGATGTTGGTCTTGGGTTGAGCAGAGGTGCGGGGCAAGTTACACCGGCCTGAGCCTATGACCCCTGCCCCGCTGTTCTGTTGTTGATCCGTGCAGGGCCGCTCGTAGATCCGAGCGCCTCCGGGGAGTGGTTTGACCCGTCCTGCGGTACCTGAAGTGTACCCTGAACGATTTCCTTAAACCGCCTCAGGCACCCTGTTCCGTGAACGACTTGAGCTTGTCCTGCATGAGCTGGACGAGCGCGTTCACCTCGGCCACGGGCGTCCGGGCGGCGACCGCTTCCTGGTACACGGCGGAGGCCTCGGCCCGGCTCGTGACGGCCCGTGCCTTGTCGGCCAGGGTGACGGGGCGGCTGGCCGGAGCAGGCCGGGAGACGGGCGCCTGTGGCTCCGGGTGCAGCCGGTCCGGTCCGGGGTCCACGGCCACGTCCGCAACTTCGAGCGGGGTGGCCAGCTTGCGCTCCTTGCGCCAGGAGCGGACCTGAGCGCACAGCACCGCCGCAGCCCAGCCCGCCGTCAGGTCGACCGCGTACAGGGTGGCGAGAGGTGCCTTGGTCGCGCTCCGGTCCACCGGCAGGTGCGGGACGAGGCCGATGTCCGTACGGACCTGGATCTGCACCCCGTTCGCGTCCGCCGGCCGGCCCCAGGTGCGCGTGCCCCAGTCCCAGACGCCGGAGGTGTTCAGGCCCTGGGAGTAGAGCGCGAGCTGGATGGCGATCTCCTGCCAGCCGTAGCTCAGGTCCGCGCCCGTCTTAAGATCACCTAGGATGTACTCGCCCGCGTACAGGGTGACCGGCCGTCCGTTGAGGCTGATGGTGATGTCCCGGGTGACCCGGTACACCCGGTCCGCCGTACCCCCGATGTCGTACTGGACGACGCCCGTGCTGAACTCGATCAGTCCGGGGACGGGTTCGAGCCCGAAGTCCTGGAGCACGGCCGCGTACGCCTCCACCGTGGGCACGAACTCCTCGGGCACGGTCTTGAGTTCGACCTCCATGCCGACCAGGGTCTTGTCCCGCTGCTCCGTGTAGGCGTGCACGGCCGTGCCCTTGTTGGCCGCGATCTTGTCTCCGGCAGCCTTCTTCGCCTCGTCGACCAGACCGTTCATCCGGTCCTTGTCGGCCTTGACTTCGAGCGTGCCGGCGGCGGCCGTCAGGTCGGAGCGGATCGAGGCACCCTTGAGCACCATCCGCTGGCTCCACATGGACAGGGCGTACGTGTCCTGGATGGACTTGCAGAAGGTGGTGGCCCGGGTCCAGTTGACCTTCTTGCCGGTGACCGGGTGGAGCATCTTGTACCGGCCGTAGTTGTCGTACTTCTCCGACTGGTTCACGGCCTGCTTGGGGGTGCTGAAGGCGTCAGTCACTGGCGCAGTCCTCGTGCTCGTACCGCCCGAGTCCCCGGCCGTCCGCCCGGATACGGTCCCCGGGCTCGATGTGGTACTCGTCGCAGCCGGAGCAGAAGCCTTCGTGGTCGGCCTCGAACCAGGGGCCGGGACCGTCGTCGGGTCCGGACCGGTCCGGGGTGCTGAAGGGGTCGACCGGGGGCCGGGGTTCGGGGTGCTGGGTGAGGTGGTTCCGGAAGCGCGGTCCCGCCGGGGGACCGCCCGTCCCGTCTGATCCGTGCATGTGACCTCCTCGGTCAGGTTGGTGAGAGGGCCGCTCCGTCCGAGATACGGACCGGGGGTGACGATCGCGGCCAGGACGGCCGTCCGGGACTCGTGCTCGGCCAGCCGGTAGACGAGCTTGTCCAGCGGAGCCTTGGCCGTGTGCCGGACGAAGAACGCGCCTTCGTCCAGGTCGGACAGGCGGGCCTCGGTCGGGTGCTGGGGGCGGCAGCTCGGGGTTACACCGCACGTGTCCGGGCAACGGCTGCCGCCCCCGGCTGCGGAGCACGTCCAGACGACGTGCCGGGCCAGGACCGAGCCGTCCGGCTCGAACCGCTCGGCCAGCGGGGTGACCTCGTGCCCGCACTCCCAGCACTCCGGGTTGTCCTCGGCGAGGCGCCGGACACCCTCCGGCATCTTGGCCCGGATGTCCGGTGGGCAGTGCCAGTCAGCCGGGCCGGGCTCGATCCGCCCGTGCACCGGGCAGTCGGCCGCCGGGCCCTCCAGGTCTCCCGGACTGGTCGTGCAGGTGCATGGGTCGATCAGCCCGCAGTGCTTGCACGCGGTCACGACCGTGTCCTGGCCGTCCTCGTCCTGGTCGACCTCCGGGCCCCACTCGTGATCGCACAGCTCGGGCGACCGGGGCAGGCCGAGTTCCCGGCTCGCGGTCTCGTCCATGCGCCGGGCCGTCTCCAGTTTCTGTTCGGGCGTCCGACGTCCGAGGATCTCGACTGCTGCGGCCGTCAGCCGGGACATCTTCTCGGCGTCGGTCTCCGGCCCGGCCGGGGGCGCGAACCGGTCCAGGTCGTCCGTCCGGTCGTGGGGCAGGTCGACCACCTCGGTCGGCCGGATCGTCCCGTTCCGGGCCTCGCCCGCGAACACGTCCCCGAGGGAGGGCACCGGGCACAGGATCTTCTCCCACAGCTCCTCGGTCCAGCCGATCGTGTCGTTCCGCACCCCGTCCGCGTCCAGAGCGATCGGGTGGTCGGACCCGCCTATGCACTGCTCGTCCTGGCCGTTCAGGTGGGAGCGGGCCCGGTGGTTCGCGGTGAGCTGGACCTCGTGCCCGCAGCCCCCGGGTCCGGCAGGCACCCGGCACAGGAACCGGACGGGTCCGGCCTGTTCCGCCTTGGGCTTCTGGCCCGAGCCGGGGCAGGCCGGGTTGTCCGGGCCGACCCTCTTCCCGTTCGCCGCGTGGACACGCAGGCCGCCGGTCGCGGTGATGCTCACGTCGGTCCGTGTGCAGCCCGTGCACGCGCCCTTACTGGCCTCAGTCATTGCTCTCCTTGAACGGGTCGACCGGCTCGGGGGCGGGCTCGTCACAGCTCCAGCACGTGTCCGGCTGGTAGTCCTTGAACTCGTGCTCGCACGTCATGCGCCGGACCACGTTCTCAGCTGCTTCCCTGACGTTCCCCAGGGCCCGGCTGTCCAGCTCGGCCGTCTCGTACGGGACGTCCAGGCCATGAGCCGCACGGCCGAGCACCTGGAACGCCTTGACGATCTCCTCCCGGACGATGGTCCGGATCTCCTCCTTGGTCATGATCCGTCCCCCAGTACCCATCCCCAGCCGAAGCCGCCGAGCCGGTCCAGCTTGGCCGTGTGGCGCTTCTCGGCGGTTTCCTGCGCAGAGGGCAGGGCCTCTTCCTGGATCAGGGCGTCGATCACGTCCCGGAGGTCGTGCAGCTCGTCCAGCATCTTGGCCTGGTTGGGTGCGCTCAGCACCTCACCGACCTCCTCGGCCAGCTTGAGCCGGAGCAGGAGCTTCCTCTCCGTGCCCTCTGCCCGGCGGAACGTCCAGTCCCGGGGAATATCCCCCGGTTCCAGTTCACCCGCCTGGTGCAGTGCGGGGATGTGGTCACGTACGATCTTCACGGTCTCCTCCTTGGTCAGTCCCGGTCGGGGCAGGGCCCCAGGTTCTCCTGCATGGACCGTGGCATCAGGTCCCAGGCGAGCCGTACTGCTTCGGCCAGGACCCGGGCATCTACTGGGTCCACGTCCTCCACGTCATCGACTTCGAGAGTGCCGCTCACGTGATGCCAGATGCCTTCCTCACCGATCGCGTCCGCCATGCGCACGATCAGCCACGCTTCGTCCTTGGTCATCCCTCTCCTCCTTGGTCGGTTTAGTTAAACCATACCCTGCCTGGTCCTACGCGAACCGGTCGATCTTCCGGGACGCCAGGCTGACCGAGATGAGATCGCCCACCTCGCCGGCGCGCGCACCCTCGGGCACGTCCTGCCCGAGCCGTGCAGCGTAGTTCACCTGTGCCTCGGACGCCTTCTTCTTCCGCCAGCTCGCGCCCTTGCCGGTATTGATCGCGCTCCGCTCCTCGGCCTCGGACTCCCCCCAGGCCATGGCCATGCTCAGTTCCAGGCCCGTGTGCAGCCTCTGCCACGGCACCTTGCGCTCGGCCGGCGCCCAGACGACGTCCCACAGGCCCTCGGCCGGCCAGAGCAGGATCTCACCCGCACCCCCGAGCGGGATGAACTGCACGCCCTTGGCCGTGCGCAGCCACTGGTAGGCCGGGCTGGACTTGAACAGGTCCAGATCCTTGGTCTTGAGCTGGAGACGGAGCGGACGGGCCTTCTCCTTCCCGTTCAGGCTCTCGCGGATCTCCTCCTGCCGCTCGTACGCCTCGGCCAGGGACTCGCCGTCCAGCACGGGGACGATGACCTCCGGCTCCAGGTCGATCAGGGTCCGGATCGAGCCGCCCTGGCCGGAGAGGAAGAGGATCAGGGCGTCGGTCTTGCCCGTGGCCGGGGACGGCCGGAGCACCCGGCCCATCATCTGAATCGCCAGCGTTTCATTGCTCGTCGGCCGGGCGATGACCGCACAGTCCGCATACGGGAAATCGGCCCCTTCTGTCAAAACCATACAATTGACGACAACTCGGACATTCCCGGTCCGGAAGCCCTCGTACAGGGCGAGGCGCTCCGGACGGGGCGTGCCCCCGTGGACGATGCCCGCAGTGATCCCGGCCGCGTTCAGGGTCTGTGCCGTCTCCTGGGCCAGCGCGACCGTGGGCGTGAAGACCAGGATCGACCGGCGTCCGGCCGCATGCTTCTCGATCACCTGCCGGATCACCTCGGGGGCGCCGGCGTCCTGCATGGCCTGGCCGAGATCCTTGACCTGGTAGTCGCCCTTGCTCCGCTTGACGGACTTGAGGTCAAGGTTCTCCAGGTCGATCTGCTGCGCCCGGACGTCGGTCAGGAAGCCGTCGGCGATCATCTTGAGGACGGAGCGGGTGAACACGACGTCCTGCCAGACGTCACCGAGGCCGCGTCCGTCGCCCCGGGCGAGCGTGGCCGTGAAGCCGACCGCGACCGTTCCGCTGTCCGGGTCGTAGCAGCCGAACGCGGCCATCACGTTCCGGTAGCTGTCCGCGACCGCGTGGTGACACTCGTCAACGATCACCAGCCCCACAGGTCCCGCGTACGCCTGCGCGTCGAGGAGTTGGGCCGCCCGGCTGGGCCGGGCCAGGGTCTGGACGGAGCAGACCATGACGTCGGCGGTGACTTCGTTGTCCTCGGCCTTGACCTTGCCGACGGACAGTTCGGGGGCGACTGCGCGCAGCTTGTTCAAAGCTTGATCGCACAGTTCGTCTCTGTGGACGAGCACGACCACCCGGGCCCGGCCGGAGGGCCGGACCTTGAGCGTGTCCAGCGGCCCGGTCTGCGCGTCGATGAAGTGCCGGGCGACATGGGCGAAAACGACCGTTTTGCCCGATCCGGTCGGGAGCACGATCGCCGGCCGCTGCATGCCCTCGCGCCAGGCGGTGAACAGGCGCTCGATCGCTTCTACTTGATACGACCTGGGATAGAGCAGGGTCTGGGTCATCGCCTGAACACCCACCATCCGTCGTAGCCGGCGGGCACGGCCGGGAAGTTCTCCAGCATCGGCCGGAGCAGGTCCGGGTACGGGTTCACGTACGGCAGGGACGGATCGGTCCACAGCCGTTCCCCGTCCCAGCGGGCCACACAGTTCGCGCCGTAGCGGGCCGTCCCGATCCGGTCCAGGAAGTCGGCCGTGTCCCGCACGCTGGGCATGTGGTCCCACAGGATTCCCGCGCAGGCCACGGTGACGCCCGCCCGGCGCCGGAACCAGACGGCCTGCATGGTCACGCTGCCGTGCAGGCTGATGTCCAGGCTCATGGTCTTGACCGCGTACGGCTTCTTGCTGATGAGGAACGCGTCCGTGCGCTCCATGCCCTCGGGCCGGCTCACCTGCGCCCACCCCACCCCGTGCCCAGGCCGACGGCCAGGCAGGCGAGCAGCAGAAGCACTGCGATGATCAGATTGGTCACTGGTCCTCGGTTCCCTTCAGGGGATTGTCCGTGTGGGTCCGGGCCCACATCTGCATGAGGTGCCGGGCGGTGTGCACGGCCTCCGGAGAGGAACTGGGGAAGGTGCCGGTCCGCATCCAGCCGCAGGAGCAGGCAGCGGCCCAGACGCCCTCGGGCAGGCCCGTGTCCAGGGCCGTGGAGACCGTGTGGCCGGGCGGGACTGCCCCCTCCTGAGGGTTCTCCCGGTGCGTCCGGACCCACCGGTCGATCAGGTGCTGGATGTAGTTGACCGCCTCAGGGGCGGAGTTGTGGAAATGACCGCTCTTGACCCAGTCGCAGGAGCACGCCACGGACCAGGAACCCCCGGGCCCGGCCGGGTCCATAGTCAGTGAGGTGGCCAGGGTGTGGCCGGGCGGGTCCGGGGAGGGTTCGGCCTCTGCTCCCGGCCGGCCGAGCCAGCCCGGATGCGCGCCCCGCCGGTCGACCAGACGGTCCTGGCCCCTGAACGCTTCGAGCAGCAGGGCCCGGCAGACCGTACAGTCCAGCTCCTGGCCCGTGCGGTCCTGGCCGTCCAGGCAGGTGTGCTTGAAGATCACCGCTTCCTCCCCTGCTGAAGCAGGCGGCCGGCTATGGCACTCATCTCGTCCGCGATCAGGTCCACGGTGTCCTGACCCAGCTTCCTCACCAGGTCGTCCGGCTCCCATCCGTTCAGGTTCCCGATCAGCATCAGCCCGGCCTGGCGCTTCGCCTCTTTCTTGATCTCCTCCTCGGTCACAGGGTCCACCCCCGCATCTCCGGCTCCGTGGCCTCGTCGTCCAACCAGGACAGGTACGCCCGTCCGATCCACTCCGTGTAGGCCGGGGGCAGCGCCTCCCGGAGGCTGAAGTGGTCCTTCGACCAGTCGATCCCCTTCGCCTCGCGCATCTCGGAGACCGTGGCCTTGCCCCCGCCGTTGCCGTACGCGGCGACGTAGGGGCCGTGGAAATACTCCCCGTGCCGCCAGCCACGGATCCGACCCCGGTGCTTGGGGTGGGCCGGCTGTGCGGTCGTCCAGCCCCCCAGCTCGAAGTAGCGGTGCATGAGGACCCCCAGGCCGAACTGTTCACCGCACAGGCGGACGTCCTTACGGACCTCGGACCCGGGCACGTTCTCCATGGCCCAGGGGCGGCCGGTGGATTCAAGGGCGGCCCGGGTGGGGGCGATCAGCCTGGGGTGGACACGCCCCAGTTTTCGGTCACGGGCCGCGTTCGTCCCCTTGGCCGGAGAGCCTTCGCCCTGGCAGGGCGGAGAGGCGTGGATGAAGTCGTACTCATGACCGTGGGCGCGGATGTACTCGATGGCGTCGCCCTGGACGAAGACGTCCCCGCAGTACTCCCCGGTGTCCACCAGGTCGATCCCGGTGACGTGGAGGTCAGGGCCGAACGCGTTCCTGTACCCGGCCGTCGATCCGCCTATCCGGCAGTACGCGTCCAGGAGTTTCCAGGGTCGTCTCATCCGTTCGCACCCCACAGCATGTTGATCAGCTCGGTGAGCAGGGCGAGGTAAGCACGCTTCTCGCTCTGGCCCATGGACAGGATGACCTGCTGGGCACGGACCCGGTCGCCTTGGACGAGGGCGTACAGGGCGTGTGTGCGGGCGTCGGCCGTCACCTTGGGGACGATCATGTGTCCCTCACGCACGGCTCAGCTCCAGATATTCCGTGATGTGCTGCGGCAGGGGTGTGCTGCGGTATTTGATCCCGTCGTAGGGTCCGCACCAGTGCCAGCGGTACGTGAACTGCTTGATCCCCAGCTCCATCAGGGCGACGGCACGGTGATGTCCTTCGGACAGGAGAACGTGCCGGCTGCGGCGTCGCACCCTGAGGATGAGCGGCTCCAGCAGGCCCTCTTCAGAGATGCTGGCCAGCAACTCGTTCAAGATCCGCCGGTCGTCCGGAAAATGCTTGATCTCGTGGCGGGCCGTGGGCCAGTCCGGGTAGTCGCCGGGCTCGATACAGCCGTCATCCAGCAGGTCCACCGGCAGGGTCGGGTACTTCATCCGTTCCTCCGGTCTACTGCCTCGCGCTGGCCGATGAGCAGCCGTGCCTGGTCGAACGCGTTGAGCAGGCGGGCGCGCTCCTTCGGACGCAGGGGAAGGACAGCGGTCAGCACGTCCTCCTCGTCGCCGTTGAGGGCGGCGGTCAGGACGCTGAGGTACTTGTCCACGGTCATGCCTCCGGGTCGCCGACGGCCTTGCGGACCACGGCGGGAACGAGAGCAGGCCACACCTCGTGAATCCACTCGTACGCCCACTCGTCCCCGGCCCGGCCGGTCGAGTCCAGATCCTCGAACACGGCCTTGAGCGCGGCTTTGACCTTGTCGAAGGTCAAGGCCTGCTCAGGCGGGAAGACCTGAGCGTGCACGCCCGGGGCAGGGCATTTCAGGCCCGGGTACGTGTGCCCGGAGCAGGCCCACTTCGGGTGCCCGAGGCCGATCCATTCCTGGACCATCTCGTCGTGCCTGCGCTTGGCTTCTTCGAAGCTCATCCGTTCCTCCTTGGTCGGTGGTCGGGGTCGTGTTGAGGGTATACCCCGACTGACACAGGGTATACCTTGATGTACCCGACCTACAGGAGAAGAAAATGGAGCGGGAGTACATCACCGTGGAGGAGGCGGCGGAGCTGGCCGGGGTCAAGGTCATCACCGTCCGCAGCTGGTACAGGAAGAACAAGATCACCAAGTACCTGGTCCGGGGGCGGCTCGTCCGCCTCGACCGGGCCGAGGTGGAGCAGTACAACCGGCCCAAGGCAGGGGCGGACGCATGAACCCGGCCCAGAAGAAGGAGCAGGACGAGGTCACGGAGCACGAGCTGTTCCGGTTCCTCGGCGGGGACGTGCTCGCCCGGAGAATCACCGGGGCCCTGGTCCGGTGGGGCTGTATCGACACCGTGGAACAGCTGCGCGAGGAGTACGGCCTGTACGGGCCCGACGGCCTGAACGACATCCGCCTGATCGGCGGGAAGGCCATCGACCGGATCGCGGAGAAGCTGGGGGCCCGTACGTGAGCCCGATCAAGGCCATCCCGGTCCGGGCGTACGGCTGTCACTTCAGGTCCACGCTCGAATACCGCTGGGCAACCTTCTTCACGGCCGCCGGCTTCGACTGGGAGTACGAGCCGGAGGGCGCGGCCCTGGACGCCGGGAACTACCTGTGCGACTTCCGGATCACCGGGCCGAACGGGGTCCGTGTCTGGGTCGAGGTGAAGCCGAAGCTGGAAGTGGACCAGCCGGATGACCCGCGCTGGGCGGAGCTGGCCGCGAAGAGCGGCATGATGCTCTTCACCGTCCGGGGCATGCACCGGATCCACGACCGGTGTGAGAGCGCCCACAGCGCCCGTGTGTGGATGCCCGACGGGACGGTGGCGGACGTGCACCGGCTCTGGCAGGGGAAACAGTACGAGGCCGCCTGGAACGCGGCGAGCGAGGCCCGTCCGGACAGGCCGGGCAAAGGACCAAGGAGAAGGAGGGGGAAGAGGTGACCATCAAGGCCATCGAGACCCGGTACGCGGGGTGCAGGTTCCGGTCCCGGCTGGAGGCGCGCTGGGCCGTGTTCTTCGACTCTCTCGGGGTCGCCTGGGAGTACGAGAAGGAGGGGTTCGAGACTCCGGATGGCGGGTACCTTCCGGACTTCTGGCTGCCCAACGGGGGAGGCTGGTGGGAGATCAAGGGGGAAGCTCCTTCCGAGCACGACCTCAACCGGTGCCGCTGGGTCCCTGGCCTGTGTGTCCTTGTAGGGGACATCCCTCGGGACATTGAAAGCCCGGACACGATCCAATGGCTCATGTACGGCTCCTGCTCAGACTGTGAACACGTGGGGCCTTGCTTCTGCGGGCATGGGAGCGTCTTCTGCCGGTGTGCTCCGGGACAGGAGGCGAAACGCTGGTTCACTGCGAGCTGGGACGAGTACTGGCCGTTCGGGGACAACCCTCGGCGGGTCTCCGACCAAGAGGCCCTGAACAGGGCCAGGTCTGCCCGGTTCGAGCATGGGGAGTCCGGAGCCCCTAAGGCTCAGCCCCCCAAGCGGGCTGCACCCCTGCACACGCCAACCGATAACCCGTTCAAGCCCCGGGGTGTGCTAGGTGAGCCCGAGGGGACGGAGCCCTGCTGCTCACGCTACCCATTTGGCTGTGACCACATCTGGTGCCCCCGCTGCAATGACTGGGGCAAGGACACCGGGTCCGGCTGCTCCAAGCATGCCAACCCGTCCTGGTAGACCAAGGAGCCTGCGCATGACCATGGAAATGGCTCCGGCCGACCTGCTGCCCGGACACGCTCGTGAGCTGGAGGAGAGCTGTATCGCGCCGCAGGTACGGGACCGGCGCCGGTACGAGACCCTGTACGACACGGAGGAGAGCCGGGCCCGGCTCAAGGAGCTGCGTATCCCCCGCTGGGCCTGGCGGGACCCGATGGCGTTCCCGGGCCTTCTCATGCCCATGTACCGGGTGACGGGAGAGGAAATCGGGCACCAGTTCAAGCCCGCTCTGCCGCAGGAGGCCCCCGGGGGAAAGCTCCAGAAGTATGCGAGCCAGACCGGTGTGCCCAACCGGCTGGACGTGCCGCCGGCGGTCGCGGACGACGTACGTGACCCGAGCAGTCCCCTCTGGATCACCGAGGGTATCAAGAAAGGGGACTGCCTGGCCTCCCTCGGCAAGGCCGTGATCACCCTGACCGGGGTGTTCAACTGGCGGTCCAAGATGGGCACGCTCGGAGACTGGGAGGACATCCCGCTCCGGGGCCGCACGACGGTCATCTGCTTCGACTCAGACGCCCGGGACAACCGGAACGTCCTGGGGGCGATGCAGAGGCTCGGCCGCTGGCTGGAGAGCAAGGGTGCGGCCGTCCGGTACCTGATCGTGCCGGGCGAGGTGGAGGGTACCGAAGTCAAGGGCGTGGACGATTTCTTCCACGCGGGCGGGACGCTCGAAGCCCTCGGCCAGGCCAGCATGGACCAGCTGCCCAACGAGGCCCGGGACGCGACCTTCACGGACAGGGTGCTGGCCGACACGGTGTGCTCGGAGGAGCTGGACGGCCGGTTCAGGTGGGCGTCCGGCCGGGGCTGGATGCAGTGGACGGGCAAGGTCTGGCGCGAGGCCACTGAGGTGACCGTCACGGAGACGATCAGCCGGTGGGCCCTGGAGCAGTACCACCAGGCCGTGGACCAGCAGCACAACGGCACGGGGAGGGACCTGGGCTCCGTTGTGGAGGGCTGGCGCGGGATGCTGAGCGGGAGCCGGGTGGGGGCGGTTCTCCGGCTGGCCAAGGGCGTCCTGGAGTGTGACGCGGAGGCGTTCGACCGGGACCCGGACCTGATGAACTGCCCCAACGGAATCGTGGACCTGCGGACGGGGACACTCACGCCGAACGACCCCGACCTGCTGATGACGAAGATCACGGGGGCGGAGTTCGTCAAGAACGCTGAGCACCCCGACTGGGCCAAGGCCCTGGAGGCCCTGCCGGACGACGTGGTGGACTGGTTCCAGCTACGGGTCGGACAGGCATTGACAGGGCACATGACGCCGGACGACACGGTCGTCATCTGTCAGGGCGGGGGAGAGAACGGCAAGAGCACAGTGTACGACGGGCTGGCGCTGGCAGCCGGGAAGTACCACGTCCAGGTGAGCGACCGGGCGATGATGGGCGGCGCGACGGACAACCACCCGACGGAGATCATGGATCTGATGGGGGCCCGGTACGCCGTTCTCGAAGAGACCCCCGAGGCCCGCCGGCTGGACACCAACCGGCTCAAGAAACTGACCGGGACCCGGGAGATCACCGGACGGCGCATCCGGCAGGACCCGGTCACCTTCGAGGCGACGCACACCATCTTCATCAACTCCAACCACAAGCCCGTCGTGGACGAGACGGATCACGGCACCTGGAGGCGGCTGGCTCTGCTGGCGTGGCCCTACACGTTCAGGAAGCCCGGACAGGCGCTCCACGGGGCCAACGACCGTCCCGGGGACCCGACCCTGCGCGACCGCATCAAGCTCGATCCCCAGGTCCAGGAGGCTGCGCTGGCGTGGATGGCGGCCGGGGCACGGCGCTGGTACGAGCTGGAGAAGATCATGCCCGAGCAGCCTGTCCGTGTGCAGGCCGACACCCTCGCGTGGCGTAAGACGGCCGACCTGATCCTCGCCTTCGCCACGGAGGTCCTGGAGTTCGACCGGGACAGCTTCATTGCCTCCACGGAGCTACGGAGCGTGTTCAACGACTGGCTCCGGGAGAAAGGGGCGAAGGAGTGGGGGGAGAAGACTTTCAGTGCCCGTTTCGGAGGGCACGACGCGGTCACGCAGCGAGGCGTGGAGTACAAGATCGTACGTAACGGTCCGGGGCTCAGCACAAAAGCCCTTAATCCCCCGTCCGGGAAGACTCTACGCGTATGGGCTGGAATACGCTTTTCGGGCCTACCCCCGTGCGACCGGGGTAATTCGGGTGAATCGGGCCCACCCCAGGTCAGCGGACCCACCCAAGATCACGTTACGCCTGTTACGCCAGATCCTGTAACCCCCCTAGAAGTCACCCACGCGAGTGTTATACCTGCGACGCGTAACAGGCGTAACACGATCTTGGATGAGTACGGTCCGGACCCGTTCGAGCCCGAGCCGGCCGAGCCCGCACCCCCCGTCCTCAACGGCCCGGTCGCGTTCGACCTGGAGACCCCGAGTGCGAAGGAACTGTTCACGTTCCGTAGCGGAGAGCAAACGCCCTACGCCCGGCTGAACGGGGTCCTGGACGGGGACGGCAAGGAGATCATCACGACCGACCCGGCCGAGCTGGTCCGCCTCCTGACGGCCGCTCCCGCCCTGTATGCCCACAACGGCTACCGGTTCGACCTGATGGCGCTCGCGTGGCACCACGGGGCCGACTACGACGCCCTCGCCGCTAAGACGTGGGACACCTACGTGGACGAGACCGTGCTGGACCCTCCGGGCGCCAAGGGCCAGAAACCCTGGGCGACGGAGGGCTACTACGGGCTGGACAAGGCCCTGGAGCGCCGGGGCGAGCCCGGCAAGACCGATCACCTGCCCGCTCTCGCCCGTGAGTTCGCGGCCGATGGCCTGACGGGCAAGGCGGCGGAGGAGGACGGATACGGAAAAATCCCGCCGGACAACGCCCGATACAACGCCTACCTGTCCGGCGACCTGAAGGCTCAGGACCGGCTGTACCGGACCCAGCAGGCCGACCCGGACCGCATGGAGTACCGCCGGCGTGAGCAGCGCGTCGCCCACATCCAGAACCGGATGACGCTGTCTGGCTGGAAGGTCGACGTCCCCCTGCTCGCCCGGTGCGTCCGGGAGGAGGCCGACAAGGTCCGGGAGAGCCTGGGCTGGCTGAACGAGAACTGCGGCATCCCGCTGACGAAGTCGGTCGGCACCGGCCGGGGCAAGAACCGGACCTTCCGGGACGAGCCCGTGCTGAGCCCGCTCACGACGACCGTCGGCCGGGAGGCGGTCAAGGCCGCGTTCCGGGACCGGGGGCTGCCGTACTTCCTGGAGACCGAGAGCGGCGCGCTGGCTCTGAACAAGGACGCCCTGGGAGAGGGCAGCTACATGGTCGGCAAGGGTGCGGCCGGGAAGCTGCTGCCCGGCCTGCTGAACCCGGCGCGCATGGCCCGGCTGCCCGGGGCCGACTGGGAGGCGATAGCGGAGATGGCCGGACACATCCGGCTCGTCACCACCGCCGTGCAGAAGTACCAGGAGATCCAGGGCTTCCTCCTCGGCGACCGGGTGCACGCTCACGTTGGCGAGACGCAGGGCAGCCGTCGCTGGGCCATGGTGAAGCCGAGCATCACCAACCTGGGGAAAAGAGGCGGCAAGGTCGTGCAGCGGGCGCCATTCATCGCCGACGACGGCTGCGTGCTGATCGCCTTCGACTTCGACCAGGTGGACATGCGCGCGTTCGCGGGGCACTGCGGCGACCCGGAGTACGTCGGCATGTTCCTGCGGGAGGAGGACCCGCACTCCATGGTCGCGGACATGGTGTTCGGCAGGCATGATGGGGACTGGCGCGAGCACGCCAAGGGCGCCGGCCACGGCTGGAACTACGGCCTCAGCGTCGGCGGCATGGTCAACCAGGGCATCGAGCGTCCCCTGGCCGAGCGGTTCGACGCCGGTATGAACGAGAACTACCCGGTGCTCTGCTCCTGGCGGACCGAGGTCCGTGCACGGGCGGCGGACGGCCAGCTCCTGGAGAACGGGTTCGGCGCCCTGCTGCGGTGCGACCCGGCCCGTGCGTACACCCAGGCTCCGGCCCAGATCGGCCAGGGCACGGCCCGGGACATCATGTGTGAGGGCCTGCTGCGCCTGCCGCAGGAGTACGTGCCGTGGCTGCGGGGCGTGGTGCACGACGAGGCCGTGTTCAATGTGCCCGAGGGCCGGGTGGAGGAGTGCGTGGAACGGGTGACGGCCGCCTTCACGATGGACCTGGCCGAGATCACGAACGGACGGTTGCACTCGGTGCCGATTGTGGCCGGGGCGTCCAGGCCGGGGCACGACTGGGCATCTTGCTATTCCAAGGACTGAGCACGGGCCCGGTTCGTCCGGGCCGGGACAGGGTACGATTTAACTAAAGGTCCAAGGAGGATATGATCATGACCGCCGGACAGATCGTCTCGCTCGTCCTCGGTCTCGTGCTCGGCCTGCCCTTGATCGGGCTCGGTCTGCACATGGCCGTGGGCGACACGCGGCACACGCTCTGGCCCCGGGGACTGCGCTGGTTCCCGCCCGCCTGGGACAGGCTGTCCGACCGGACCGAGCGGCTCCTGTGGCCCGACCGGGACCTGTTCCCGTCCAGCCGCTACACCCGGTACCTGGAGGAACTGGACGACTCGTTCAAGTACTCGGTCAAGCTGTACGGCACCTGCCCCGAGTGGACCGGCAGGGACGATCTGCACGGCCGCTGGATCTCTTACGGGCGGGAGACGGACACCTGCTCGTGCGGCTACGTGCGTGAGTGCGCCCTCTGGTGCGGGGACGGGCATGAGACTGGGCAGTGCCCGGACGACCATGGACGGGGCATGCGATGGGGATGATCCGTAAGATCCTTCGCGCAGCGGTCGCGCAGCCCTGGGACTACATGGGTGAGGGGGCTCCGAACGAGTGGGAGTTCCGCATCAGCCCGGATGAGGAGACCCTGGCGGTGTACAACCCGAACCACGGCCGCTGGGTTCTCTTCCACGACGTGGTTGTACAGGCCGAGGTGAAGACCAAGGAGATGGACCGGCGCACGGACGACTGGGCGCGGTACGTGGAACAACTGGACGAGGAGTAGACCGTGTTCGGACTGAGTGAGGCCGACTGGAGCATTTTCTTGACCGGCGTCATCGTCGCCTCGTACTTGCTGTTCAGCAAGTTGCTGAGCGTGGTCCGGGCCCGTGGCCGCCGGGTCATCGTGCGGGTGGACGAGCAGACCGTGATCGACGTCCGGGGCATGGGCGACGATCAGGTGTCGCACCTCGTGCGGAACCTGCGCGGGGAGGACCGGACCGTGGTCCGGATGCAGAAGGCAACGGCGGAGGACGTCCGGCAGTGACCTGGACGGCCCGCAAGAGGCACGGCCGGTGGCACTGGGTATGCACCTGGTGCTCGCCGGCCGTTTCCGGTTCCACGGCCGCCTTCGGCCGCCTGCTCGTCAGCCTGCGGCATCATGAACGAGTGCGCCGGTGCCATCACAGGCATGTGGCCCGATCAAGGAGAGTCAAGTGACCACGGAGTACGTCGAGACCAGGATGATCCGCCTGGACGAGCTGACCCCCTTCCCGGGCAACGCCCGGCGGGGCGACCCGCACAAGCTGGCCGAGTCGCTCGAAGCCAACGGCCAGTACCGCAGCCTGATCGTGAGGCAGGCCCCCGACGGCCTGATCGTCCTCGCCGGTAACAACACCCTGCTCGCCCTGGAGGCGAAGGGCGAGACCGAGGCCCGCTGCGAGATCGTCCAGTGCGACGAGGCGACCGCCCTGCGGGTCAACCTGGTCGACAACAAGACCAACGACTCCGCCACTTACGACGACGCTGCGCGCGCGGCCCTGCTTGTGCTCCTGGACGGGGAACTGGCCGGCACCGGCTACGACGACGACGAGGCCGACACGATCATCGCCCGGTTCGAGGAGGAGGAGATCACCCCCCTGTCCGAGCCGGCGGTCCTGGACTACAACGACGACCAGGCCGAGCGCGAGGCGCGCATCCTGAGCCACGGCGGGGAGAACAGCCGGACCATGGAGAGCCGGGGGATCCGGGACGTCATTCTCGCGATGCCCGCTGCCGAGGCGGACGAACTCGGTCGGCTGATCATGGCCCTTCGGGCCACCTGGGGCGCGCTGCCGCAGGGAGACATCCTGCTGCGGGCGGCACGGGTGGCGTATGCGGCTCTGGAGCAGGGTGACGACCTGACCCGTGCGGACCTGGCGGCGCATGCCGACGAGCCGTACGCGCCCGAGGAGGGATCATGACCGTAATGGAGGCGCTCTTCGCGGGCATGGGGATGGGCTGGGCAATCGCGATGGTGGGGCTCTTCGTCGGGACCTGGATCGGGCGGGACGGGTGACCGAGCTGAAGGCGGGCATGGACTTCCGCCTCCCGGAGCACAGGAGGGAGGTTTTCCTGCGTTTCCTCCAGTGGTCGCACCAGCACAAGTCCTTCCCAGGAGGAGTGCATTACGTGCTCCCGTACCTGGCCAAGGCGCTCGAACTGGACCTTGAACAGAGGTACTGGCTGGCCTGGCTGAACGCGAACACACAGAACCCGGTGACGAGCCTGCTTCTGTTCAGGGCCGCGCCCCGGATGCAGGACCACGAGAAGGCGATCGACCTCTGGCGGACCCACTACCGGGCGCTGGACTGGGACACCGACCGCCGGTACCACAAGGCCCGGTTCGAGGACGCGGTACGCGGCTACGTCCGGGCGGTCGACTGCTCCTGCTCCGGCCCACAACACAGGTACTTCCGGGTCGGGTACGAGTGGCAGGCCTGGTGGGACGTCGCGTTCGCCCTCCCGACCATGGGCAGGCTCAGCACCTGGAGCTATCTGGAGTACCTGCGCATTCTGCTCGGGCCGACCGTCGTTCCCGATGCGGACACGCTGATGCTGGAGGACATCCAGGGCAGCCGGTCGCACCGCAACGGGCTCGCGCTCGTGCTCGGCCGGGACGAGTGGATCGTGGACAAGCAGCTCGGCTCCGGCCGCACGGACGCGGTCTGCACCCCGGACGTCCTGGCCGAACTCGGGTACGAGTCGAACGCCCTGTTCCTCCAGGCACGGGAGCGCATAGGCCCGGCGGCCGACCGTCTGAGCCTTGAGAGTGCGCTGTGCACGTACAAGAGCTGGCACAAGCCGAACCGCCGGTACCCGGGCGTGTACAACGACATGCTGTACAACCGGCTGGTCTCGGCCGAGAACCGGTGGGGCCAGCGGTTCGGGGTCATCTGGGACGCGCGTGCGGAGGCCCTGCCGGACAGGCTGCTCCTGGAGCGCTCGCCGTACGACCCGGGCCTGAGCCCGGTGAAGCAGAACTGGTACCTGGCTCATGGCCAGTGTCTGAATATGTCGGAGGAGTGGCCGTGCTTCCAGAACGACTTCGAGAAGACTGTCCAGAAGCACGGGTTCGGGGTCCGGGCACGGCCCTGGATCTGAGGAACTGGCTGAGCCCGGTCGAAGATCGTGACGGCCGTCTGTACAAGCGCGAAGATCGCTGCGCCCTGCCCTCCGGCGTCAACGGGTCCAAGCTGCGCGCCTGCGATCACCTGATCCGTCAGGGAGCTGCGGCCGGCGCGCGCCGGGTCATCTCGGCCGCTTCCGTGCTCAGCCCCCAGAGCGCCATGGCAGCCATCGTCGCCGCCCGGTACGGGCTGGGCTGCACGGTCGTGCTCGGGGGCACATCGCCCCGGACTGCCTTCACGCACCGATCGCCCGCCCTCGCCCGGGAGTACGGCGCGCAGTTCGAGTTCGTGGGCGTCGGGTACAACCCGGTGCTCCAGGCACATGCTGAGAAGCTGGATCGCTCGGACCCGCTGGCCTACTGGCTCCAGTACGGCATCACGACCGCACCGGACGCGAGCGCCCGGGAGGTGCGCGCCTTCCACCGGATCACAGCCGACCAGTGCGCCAACCTGCCGGAGGGCATCAAGACCCTCGTCGTCCCGTTCGGCTCGGGCAACACCGGGGCGGGCGTACTCATGGGCCTGAACCAGCACGCACCACGTTCCCTGGAGAAGGTCGTCCTCGTCGCCATCGGACCGGACCGGCGCTCCTGGCTGCGGCACCGGTTCGAGTACATGGGCGTGAGCCTGCCCCGCTACCGTGTCATCGACCTGCACGGCTCGGGCTACGCCGCCTACGGCGACCGCATGCCCGGTACGGCGGACGGGATCGTGCTCCACCCGACGTACGAGGGCAAGGTGGTCCGCTACCTGGACGCGAAAGCCCCGGACTGGTGGGTGCGCCGGGACGGCACGACCTGCCTCTGGATCGTAGGAGGACCGCTCAAGTGACCAAGGAAGAGGAACTCATGACTGAGCGTTACACACCCCAGCCCGGGGACATCGGCCTGACCACGATCTCCGGCGCCGGGGGCAAGCTCATCCGCCTCGGCCAGTGGCTCAACGGGGACGGCTGGAAGGCCCAGCAGCATGCCTTCGTCGTCACGGAGTACCGGCAGGGCCTGGACCTGAAGAATCTCCCGAACCCGCCCTGGATCGTGGAGGCGATGCCCGGCGGGGCGCAGCACGTCAAGAACTGGCACACGGACTGCGTCTATCTGCGTTGCCCGGACGAGTACCGGGACGCGGTCGCAGCTGCGGCGCGCGGGTACGTGGGTGTGCCGTACTCGTTCCTGGACTACGGCGCGCTGGCCCTGCACCGGTTCCACATCCCCACCCCGCACCTGAAGCGGTTCATCGCCGACGGGGGCCATCAGATCTGCTCCCAGCTGGCCGATCAGTCGGCAGCCGATGGCGGCTGGAACCTGTTCCAGAACACCTGGCCCGGGGACATCACTCCTGGGGACCTGGCCCGGCTGTACCGGAAGCAGGTGTACGCATGATCAACCACATGCTCTACATCGCGGGCCCGCCTGGCGTCGGCAAGTCGACCCTCGCCCGGGAGCTGACGGCCGGCTGGGACCGGGAGCTGATGGCGCACCACCCCGTAGTGCCCCATGTCCGTCTCCGGCACCCGGTCTCCGGCCTGAAGATCGGCCTGGAACTCGGCGTGCCCCGGCCTGCCTTCCCGGGCACGGACGCGCTCAGCATGAGCATCGGTCCGGCCGCGCTCCAGTTCCTTCTCGACCGGACGAGTGCTTTCCCCTTCGCCCTCGGAGAGGGCTCACGGCTCGCCACGCGCCCGTTCCTGGGCGGGCTGGTGGCAGCGGGCGTCCGGCTCACGTTCGTGTCTCTGAGCGCGCCACAGGAAGTCCTGGACTACCGCTGGAAGGTCCGGGGCGGGAAGCAGAACCAGAGCTGGCGCAAGGGCGCGGCCACCCGGGCGGAGCGGATGTTCGAGTGGGCGCTGCTCACGGACGGGGTCCGGACCGTCCGGTCGGAGTCCGTGGACCGTACGGACATGACCGAGATCGCCGACGAGGTCCGGGACGCGTTCCCGCTCATCGACCTGAGGGAGAGTGCAGCGTGATGCGGCTCAAGGTACGCTGACCCTTATGACAAAGGTGATCTATGGTCTCGTTGACCATGAGGGCGTTACCCGGTACGTAGGGCAGTCGGGGGAGGCGTTCTCTCGGCTGGAGTACCACATATCCAGATCCTTCCGGGAACGGAAGGAGGACCGGACCCCAGCACAGCAGTGGGTCTGGGACCAGATCGTGGTCCATCGGCACGTCCCGGGGATAGATCTCCTGGAGTTTCCGGAGGATGCAGAGGCCAATGCTGCGGAGCGCCGGTGGATAGAGCATTACGGTTATGAGCAGCTCACCAACACCTCGTACGCGGAACGCTTGGCCAAGGCACGTCCCAAGCTGAGTGCGGCCACACTGGGCCGGAAGGACAGTGCAGCAACCAAGAAGCGCAAGAGCGAGAGTGCAAAACGAGCCTGGGAGAAGCGCCGTGCAGCCGATCGTTAGTCTGAGAATCAGGTCGCGCATCTCCAAGGAGGAGCTGGACCTCAAGGTCGGCAAGGTGATCGGCGACGACGCGTACAACGTCCTGCTCACCGGGCCGACCCGGGTTTATATGCCGAACGGGAAGATCCTGTGCGTGTACCTGCCCGGGGCGCTCAAGGACCACGTGACCGAGGAGCAGTACGCGGTGCTGCACTCGCTGCGCTCGCACAAGACCGACTCCCGGGGGCAGGCCTCAGGCAGTCAAAGTGTGGTGAGAACGGGCGAGCAGCGGACGCGGAGATTCCTGCCCGTCAGCTCCAGCATCCTTGGCTCCTTCGACCCCAATCTCACGTTCAAGTTCTGCCGCACCACGGCCTGGACCGGGCGTCACGTTCCGGAGTGGGACACGCTGCGCCCCCTGCTCCAGCAGGTCGCCGGTCACATGGAGCAGCAGGTGCCCGACCGGTACGCGGCGCAGATGGCCGAGATCGGCCGGACGCATCCGGACTGGGTCGTGCCCGGTACTCCGTTCACTACCCTCACGGTCAACAACACGTACCCGACCGGCGTGCACACCGACAAGGGCGACCTGGACGCCGGCTTCAGCACGATCGCCGTGCTGCGCCGGGGGAGCTACACCGGGGGCCGGTTCGTGTTCCCGGAGTTCCGGGTCGCGGCCGACCTCCAGGACGGGGACCTCATCCTCATGGACGCGCACCAGTGGCATGGGAACACGGCCCTGGTCTGCGCCTGCGGCGAGAAGAGGGCCAAGATGTGTGAGGCCTGCGGGGCCGAGAGGATCAGCCTGGTCTCGTACATGCGCACGGCCATGACCAGCTGCGGAAGCGAAGAGGAGGAGAACCAACGCGCCGTGGAATACCGTGAAAGGACCAAGGGAGTGATCAGGTAGCGTCCACGGAGGGTAAGGATCATGGACCCGCACAGTGCCGGTGATCACGCCTCGGTCGAGGCCCGCCGCTGGAAGGCCGTCACCCTGGCCAACCGGGGCCTCACGCACAAGATGATCGCGACGGAGATGGCCGAGGAGTACCGGCGGCACAACCCCCGGCTGACCCTGGTCCAGATCGAGAGCCACGTCGGAGTGGACATCACCCGGGCGCTCAAGGACTACCGCAAACGCGCGGATCAGGCCATCGAGGAGAAGCTGACCGCAGCCTCGCTGCGCCTCAACGAGATCCGCCGGCGCCTGTTCGCGGTCATCGTGGGCAATCATTACGTGCTGCACTCGGGGGAGATCGTCAAGGACGGGGACGGCCGCCCCCTCCAGGACGCCGCTCCCGTGCTCGCAGCCCTGGCGCAGCTCCGCGCCCTGGAGGAGCAGCAGGCCCGGATGGAGGGCACTAACGCCCGGGAGAAGATCGACATAGCTCTCGGCCGCCGGGTGGACGAGGAGGCGATGGACGTCACAGAGGCGATCCTCGCCGCGTTCGCCGCCCTGCCCGAGCTGGAGCCTGCCCTGCGTCAGCGGGCGCTGGAAGCCGCCGGCGCCCACCTGCGTACCATCGAGGGCGAAGTCATCGCTGACGTGGAGGAACCGTGACCGTCACCCCGTACCCGCTCGGCCGTGTGCAGTACCACGACCCCCGTAACGCACAGCCGCAATACGCGGTAGCTGAGCTTCCCCGTCGCGCGCTCAAGTCCGTGGACTGGCACCGTCGTGCTCCGATCTTCGATCAGGGCCAGCTCGGGTCCTGCGTCGGCAACGCGGCCGTCGGCTGGGTCGGTACGGACAATGTGACCCGACAGGGGCGCACGTTTGTCGACGTCAGTTCAACCACAGCCATGGCAGCCTTGACCGGGGATGCTCGCCTGGATACTGGATCCGGTCCAAAGGTATTGGCCACGGTCCCCGTGGACGAGGCACTAGCGGTCCGTGACTACGCCTTCGCCACCGGCCTGGACACCTTCAGCGGTACCTACCCGCCCGACGACACCGGTACGGACGGCCCCTCCGGCGCGAAGGCTCTGGTCAAACTGGGCCTGGCCGGGAAGTACACGCACGCGTTCTCCCTCGCCGCGCTCCAGGCCGCGCTCCAGCTCGGTCCGGTCATGTGGGGCACGGTCTGGTACAACTCGATGTTCGACCTGAACTCGTACAACCACCTCGTGGTGGACGAGAATTCGGGCGTTGCTGGCGGCCACGAGCTGCTCATCGTCGGGTGGGACACGGCCACGGACGTCTACAAGATCGCGAACTCGTGGGGAACCAGTTGGGGAGAGGCCGGGTACTGCTACGTCAACACTCCGGACCTGACCTACCTCGCGGCACAGGGCGGGGACTTCACGCAGCCGGTCGATCTCGCCGCTCCGGCCCCGTCCGTTGTCACGGCTCAGAAGTTCTACGATCAGATCAAGGCCTCCGCCACGGCAGGAGGGCTGAAGTGAGCGAGATCGAAGATCGGTTCAAGATGACGCCCGAGGAGTTCTTCGAGCAGCAGGCCGGGCAGGTGTACCACTTCACCGCCGTGCACGACGACCGGTACGTGTGGCAGGAGGTCACGCCGCAGAACCTGGAGCAGATGCCTCAGTCGGTCCGGAACCAGGCTCCGGGCTGGCCCCTGGTGGACGGGAAGACGACCTGGTCCGACTTCCGCCGCTACCGCATCACCGGCTGCGCGCACCGTGCCTACGGTCCGGACGGACTCTGCTTCACCTGCGGGTTTGGACCAGCCGAGATTTAGGTAAATACTCAGCAGAGTCCTGGACCCGTGGCGATGCGACCCACAGGAATGTCGGGGCTGGCGTCCTCCGGAGGGAGCGGGTGGGTCCGCAAGGGACCGGAGGGCGCCACACCAACCCAGACCAAGGACCAAGATCTTATGCCAACTGCGCCGCTGCCGCTACCCGAGCTGGAACGTGACGTCCTCTGGATGGCGTCGCAGGGCTTTCGGTCCTCCGCCATCGCCAAGCAGCACCACATGAGCGAGGGCGGGGTCAAGAACATCTACTGGCGCATCACGCATCGCCTCGGCACCCGCAACCTGGTCCACTCCGTGGCTCACGGAATCATCACGGGCATCATCGGCCCGTACCGGGACTGCGGGGAGCGCCGGGCCTACCTGCGTCATCTGCGCCGTGGCGAGACCCCGTGCGTGGCCTGCCGCCTGGCGAACGCCACCTACGTTTCAGCCCAGTGCAACGCACCGTTGCCTGCCGATGCCGGGCTCACGCCCACGCAGACCCGCGTGCTCCGGTACCTGTACGAGCACGACTGCTCCCAGAGCGAAGCAGCCCAGGGCCTGAGCATGGACCGCAAGCGCGTGGCCTCGCACATGTCCGCCGTGTACCAGCGCCTCGGCGTGTTCCACATGCACCGCTACGACCGCATGCGCGCGGCGATAAAGATCGCGAAAGATCGCGGCTACCTGGAGGAGAGCTGATGTCAAGCACGGAGTCCGACCACCTGCCCGAGTCCTGGTTTAACGAGATCGGCAGCGACGACTGCCCGCACGGTGCCGAGCCCGACGACGAGAACACCCCGGAGTGGGAGGCCTGGTACGACCTGACGTCCGCCCGTCACACCGGCAGCCCGCAGGACGTCCGCATCTGCCTCGACGCCCCCGTCGGGAAAGCGTGCGGCGTCTGCTCCGAGAACGACGGCGAGTTCGTGCCGTGGGAGGCCTGCCGTCTTCGAGACCGCGCCCGCCGCGAGGAGATCCCCGCTGCCGAGCAGCCCGTCCAGCACCGCCCCGTCACCGTGCACGTAGGCACCGCCGACTGCCTGGAACGCGAGTGTGAGGAGTACTACACCGAGGACGGCGAGGAGATTCCCAGCAAGGAGCGCTGCTCGCACCTGCGGGAGGAGCAGATCTGCGAGGCCTGCTCCGAGACGCCCCTTGATGACGGCGAGTACCCGGCCGTTGTCGCGTGGGCCGACTGCGCGCAGCGGGCTGCCGTCCGGGCGCTCACGGAGACCGACCACCCTGAGTGAACCTCTGCCCTGTCTTTTGGTAGCACGGTGTAAAGCCGTTACCGTGCGGGCGGAGGTGGTCACATGGCCGCGCACAGGAAGCCGAAGGAGAAGCGCGCCCTTCTGGCGGGCGCAGTGGGGGTGAGCACAGTTGCCGTTGCCCTCACCGTGGGCAGCGGCAGTCCAGCCTCGGCCGCGAGCACGTCGACGTGGGACAAGGTGGCCCGGTGCGAGTCGGGCAATCAGTGGAGCCGCACGTTCAGCACGGGAGTTCCTCTGGGGGGCGGACTCCAGATCAAGGACGCGACGTGGGCAGCGTACGGGGGGCTCAAGTACGCCCCTCATCCCTACCTCGCGACCAAGACGCAGCAGATCGCAGTGGCGGAGAGAGTCCTGGCGGGACAGGGAGCCCAGGCGTGGGCATGCGCGCCTCAGGCCGGACTGACGACGTCACAGGCAGCCCCTCGCCCCCTGCTTCGCAGTCAGGCAGCCCCGGCAGCTCCCCGAGCGGCAGCCCCGTCCAGCCGAGCGGCACGAGCAGTCGCCTACGCGATCAGCAAGATCAGCAGCGCCCCGTACCTGTGGGGCGGGAACGGGCCGACCCGCTTCGACTGTTCGGGCCTCACGTCCCAGGCGTGGCTGCATGCGGGAGTGCGTATCCCACGGACAGCGGTACAGCAGCTCCGGGGACTGCCACGGGTGTCCCTCGGCTCGATCCGTCCGGGCGACCTGGTGGTCTACTCGTTCAACTCCTATGCGGATCACGTGGCGCTCTACGTGGGCTCGGGCAGGACGGTTGACACCGCCACGCACCACGTGAACTCAGGAGTCGGCTACAGCACGCTCCACCGGGCCGGAGGGACGATCGCCGGCGTGGTGCGCCCGTACGGGTCGACGGCCCCGGCCCGGTCCGCCGCACCGCCGAAGGCGCACACGGAAGCCTCCGAAGGGGCGCAGCCCGTGGCCGCCGGTACGTACACCGTGGTCGAGGGCGACTGGCTGACGAAGATCGCCCGTGCGCACAGGACGACCTGGCACGTGATCTACAGCCTCAACCGGGACCGGATACAGGACCCGGACCTCATCTATCCCGGCCAGGTGCTGCGCATGCCCGAGGGAGCGATGACCACGTGACGGACGAGCCGTACGACGTGAAGGTCGAATACGTTCTGCTGTCCGGCTACTCGTCCACGGCCTACCTGGACCGGCGGGACGGAGACACGGCGACGGGTGTGAACAAGTACACGGACGAGCCCGTGACCGTCCGGTGGGGCGGGGTCAGGTGGACTGAGATCGACCCGGGTGCAGTAGCCTGAGCCCGCTCACTCAACAATCAGAGGCCCCCGGGGTGTGTCCACGGTCGGGGGCCTCGCCCCTGCCCGGACCGCCTATCCTCGGTCCATGAGTGATCGGCAGCGCAGAGCGGGCCAGGCGGCGGAGCGTCTCCTGCTCCACGCGAGCACGCTCACCGAGCCCCGCTGGACCCCGCTCCCCTACCAGGTCCCTCCGCCCGGGGACTGGTACGGCTGGCTGCTGCTCGCCGGCCGTGGAGCCGGCAAGACCGACGCCTGCGCCAAGTACATCTCCGATCATGTCGCCGGACCGCCGTGCCTGCCCGGTCCGGTCCCCCACTGGGTCGGCATCATCGCTCCGACCCTGGGGGACGCGGCCACGAGCTGTGTCACCGGACCGTCCGGCATCCTCCGTCACAGCCCCCAGGCCAAGATGGTCAACACGATGGGCGGCACGGTCGTCCGCTGGCCCAACGGAAGCGTGGCCAAGCTCTTCGGCGCCAACACCCTGGAGGACACGGAGCGCCTGCGGTCCGGCGGTAACCGGTGCGCCGTATGGGGTGAGGAGATGGCCGCGTGGCGTTATCTGGACGAGGCCTGGGCTCAGATGCGGTTCGGCCTGCGTACCGGCCCCAGGCCGCACTGGGTGGCGAGCACGACCCCCAAGCCCCGCCCGCTCATCAAGAAGCTGGCCGCCGGGGGAGAGGCCAAGGTCGTTCTCAGCCGGGCCTCCATGTACGACAACCCCCACCTCCAGGAGCACGTCCGCCAGGCCCTGCTGGACGAGTACGAGGGCACCGACCTCGGCCGGCAGGAGCTGAATGCCGAGCTGCTCGACGAGGACAGCAACGCCCTGTGGACGCGGTCCTCCGTGGAGGCGAGCCGTCTCGCCGTGCCGGACACGAAGCTCATCCGCGTCACGATCGGCGTGGACCCCTCTGGCGGAGCCGGCGAGCAGGGCATCGTCGCCGTCGGCAAGGGAATGATCGTCCGGGACCATGAGGACCCCCGCAAGCGCGTCCCCCTGCCGCACGGCTACGTCCTCGGCGACCGGACCGTGCACATGCGCCCGGAGGGCTGGGGGCGGGCAGCAGTCCAGGCTGCTGTGGAGTTCGAGGCGGACGACATCTGTGTCGAGATCAACTTCGGAGGGGACATGGCCGTCTCGACCATCCGTGCGGCAGCCGACGCCATGGGAGTCAACATTCCGATCAAGGTTGTCCGTGCTACCCGGGGCAAGCAGGTCCGTGCGCAGCCCGTGAGCGCGCTCACCGCACAGGGCCGGTTCCACATGGTGGGGGTGCACCCCGAGCTGGAGGATCAGATGTGCGTCTGGTACCCGGAGCTGGACTGGAGCCCCGACCGGCTGGACGCGATGGTCTGGCCCGCCTGGCACAACCGCATCGTCAAGATGACCATGACCGGCGGGGCTGTGAGCGGCGGCATGGAGCAGATGGCGCGCTCGATCGGGTGACGCACGAAGGGGCCCCGAAGGGCCCCGACGCGAGAGGTGCGCTGACCAAGCTGCGCTACGCCTTCCGGACGGCGGCCCGGTCGGAGGCGGGATTTGAACCCGCGACATCCTCTTCCCCATCAGGGTACCCCGATCGGATAAGCTAAATCCTCGTGGTCACTCTCTCGCTCACTACCGTGCTGGTCGTTTTCCTGCTGGGGTTCCTGCTGCACCGGCACGCCTCGGTCCGTATCGCGGCCGTCGGCTGCTTCGTACTGGGGGTCCTCGTAGCTGCGAACCCCGTGGTCCACACGGTGGTGCATACTCTCGACGGAGCGTTCAACGCGCTCGTCTGATCCCCTAGGAGGGGCCATGGCCGCAAAGTATGTGCTCGATCTGGCCGAGAGAGTCGGCTCCACGTTCCTGCTCGCTGGGGCGTCCGTCCTGGTGGCTGCGGGGCCCGCCGACCTCTTCCACGCCAGTACCCTCCAGGCCGCAGGCGCAGCCGGCCTGGCCGCTGCACTGACCCTGGTCAAGGGCCTGCTCGCCCGGTACGTGGGCAACAAGGACAGCGCGTCCCTGGCCAAGGGCGTCTGAACCCGGAACCAAACGGTCCTGCCGGGTATCCCTACAGACAGCGGGGTGCCCGGCCTGTGACCACCTCCACGTCAAGCACGCTTGGCACCCCGTCTACCGATCAAGGAATCCGTTGACCAGACGCCGATGGGCCGCGTACGGGCTCGTCCTCCTCAGCGCGGCAGTGGTCGTGTTCGTCCTCCTGACCGGCGCAGACTCCCGCCCGGACAAGACCGCCTGCAAGTCCGCCATGCGGGCCCAGTTCGCCTACGGCATGGCCCACCCGGACGCCCCAGCGGGTACCCGGCCGGGCGCCTGCAAGGGCGTGAGCGACGCGGACCTCCAGCGCTTCACCTCCGAGATCATGAACGACTACCTGAACGGGGGCGGCTCATGACCACGGTGCAGATCGTCTTCTGGGTCCTGTCCATCGGGGCCGTAGCTACTCTGGTCGGGTTCCTGTTCGCCACCTGGGCCCAGCTGTTCCGTTACCTGCGTGCGGGCACGGCCGCGTTCGAGCGGTACACGGAGCAGCCCGACCTCCCGGTCCCGCACCCGCCCACGGCCCCCAACGACCCCTACTCCGGATGGGACCGACGATGAGCGTCTTCCTGGTCCCGGTGCTGCTCGTGCTGGCCTCGTACCGGGGCACCCGCCTGGTCGTCCGGGACGATTTCCCGCCCCTGCTCTGGATGCGCGACCGGCTCGCCGGCGGGTGGCGTCCCGCGACCGAGGCGGAGCACAAGAAGGTGCTGAGTCCGGAGTACCTGAGCACTCCCGTACTCGAACGTCAGCCGACCATGGAGCATGAGGGGCAGCTCAAGGTCTGGATTGAGCGTGCGTCCTGGTCCCCGCACTGGCTGGCCGAGCTGGTCACCTGCCCGTGGTGCGCCTCGGCCTACGTGTCCGGCGCCCTGGTCGCGCTCACGTGGGCGTTCGCCGGGCTGCCCGTGCCGCTGCTCATGTGGCCCGCCGTGTGGGCCGGGTCCGCTCTCCTGGCCAGTCGGGAGTGGGCGTGATGGACGACTTCACCCTGTTCGTGCTCGGGGTCACCGGGGGCGCGGTGCTCGTGCTCGGTCTCGGGTATCTGGCCCTGCGGAGGTGGGCATGAGCCTGCTGCGCCGTATCCGGGACTGGCTGTACGAGGGGATGATCCGGGAATGACCAACCAGCCGAGCGTGGGCCGCATCGTGCACTACGTGAGCTACGGGACACCCGGCGGGGAGTACACCCCGCAGTGCAGGGCCGCGATCATTACGGAGATCGTCAACGACGGCCTTGTCGGCCTGGCGGTGCTGAACCCAACGGGACTGTTCTTCAACCGATCCCAATACGACGATCTGGAAGGGGCTGCACCGCAAGGTGACTCCTGGCACTGGCCGGAGAGGACAGGATCATGACCGAACCGCCTCAGGGCCCTCCGCCCTTCGACCCCGCGCACCCGGCCGTCGGCAGCGTGCAGGCGTGGCTCAACCTCGGCAAGCAGCGCACCCCGCAGGGCGAGTTCCTCATCCTCACGCTCCGGGTGCCGAACACGACCGTCACCGCCCTGCTCAGCAAGTCGGATGCCCAGGCCTGGATCGACGCCCTCCAGAACGAGGTGAACCAGATGTCCAGCCTGGTGATCGCGCCCCCGGGCGCAGTCGTTCCCCTGGGGAACTCGAACGGACGGCCCCATGGCTGAGTACAAGCTGTTCGAAGGCGATGTCCCGCACGTGAGCACGGCCGCGTTCCATGCCTACCGGGAGCGCGCCCCGCACCTGGAGCAAGCTGGACACCGGCCTCGGCTCCTGCTCGCAGCCGAGTTCGTACGGGAAGCCCTGTCCCGGCCGGACGCCTTCACCGTGTCCGACCTCGGCTGCGGGGACGGCGGCCTGCTCAGTCTGATCAAGGGTATTCCGGACACGATCTCCTGGGGGTACGACTTCTGCCCGGCGAACGAGGCCGGGTGGGCTGAGCGCGGGGTCAAGGCCTACCTCAAGGACGCGCTCTCCGACCTTGATGCTGTGGGTACCGTCGGCGACGTCGTGGTCATGACCGAGGTGCTGGAACATATCGCCAACCCTCACGGTGTTCTGCGTCGTTTGCGGTCCCGGTCGAAGAGCCTGGTCTGCTCCAGCCCCTGGAACGAGAACCTGAACAACCACAGCCCCGAGCACGCCTGGGCCTGGGACCTGGAAGGCTACGCCTCCATGATCCAGTCTGCGGGCTGGACCATCGAGCGGCACCAGCAGGCCGGACTGTTCCAGGTCGTGCTCGCGCGGTAGCCTGAGGATCGTCCTCGGACGGACAACGAGAGCCCCTGCACTGGATAGCGGTGCAGGGGCTTCGTCCTGCGCACGGCCCGTCTCCCGATCCCCGGTATCCTGCCCCCGACATGATCGGGAGGCGCCATGGCCTGGAAGCCCTTCGGCCGCAACACCCCAGCCGCTGTTACGGCCGCTGCCGCTCCGCCGTCCCTCACCGCCGCAGCGGCCAAGCCCAAGGACACCAGCGCGCGGTTCCTCCGCCACCCGGACAAGTGGCAGAACGAGGTCTGGGCCTACTACGACAACCTCGGCGAGTTCAACTACGGGGTGTGGTGGCTGTCCAACATGCTGAGCCGGGTCCGGCTACGGGCAGCAAAGCTCCAGCCCGACGTGGACGAGCCGGACATCGTGAACGAGGGCCCGGCTGCCGAACTGATGATGAGCCTCGGAGGCGGCGTCACCGGCCAGGCTCAGCTCATGAAGCGCCTCACCGTCCAGCTCTCCATCCCCGGGGAGGGCTACCTGATCGGCGAACAGCAGAACGGCAAGGAGCGCTGGCAGGTCCGCTCCGTGGACGAGATCCGTTCCCAGTCCGGCGGGTACTACGTCATGGACGAGAACAGCGTCAACACCGGGCAGGACTGGCGGCCCCTGGCGGGGGACTCGTTCGTCACCCGGGTCTGGCGTCCGCACGACCGCTACTACCACCTGGCCGACTCGCCGGCCCGCTCCGCCCGGGACATCATGCGTGAGCTGGAGCTGGTCAACCGGAAGATCGTGGCAGAGTACCTGAGCCGTCTGGCGAGCGCGGGCATCATCGGCATCCCGGACGAGCTGACCTTCCCCGTGCGCGAGGAGTTCGCCGACGCGCCCAACCCCCTCGTGGCCGAGTTCATCGAGATCGCCGCACAGGCCATCGAGCACCCGGGCACGGCGAGTTCCGTCATCCCGATCCCGCTCGTCGGCCCGGCCGAAGCCATCAAGGCCATCACGCACATCGACTTCACCTTGGCGATGGACAGCGAGATTATCGCCAAGCGGGACAGTGCGATCAAGCGCCTCGCGACGAAGCTCGATATGCCCGCAGAAGTCCTGCTCGGCATGGGCGACGTGAACCACTGGGGGGCCTGGCAGCTGGAGGAGGGTGCGCTCAAGACGCACATCGCGCCCGTGGCCGAGCTGATCTGTGACTCCCTCACCCGGGGCTACCTCGGTCCCCGGCTGGAGGCCAGCGGAGAGGACCCCACGGACTGGGTCGTCTGGTACGACATGAGCGAACTCGCCCTCCGGCCGGACAGGTCCGAGAACGCCCTGACCGCGTACGACCGGCTGGAGTTGAACGGCGAGGCTCTGCGACGCGAGGTCGGGTTCGACGAGGACGACGCCCCCACGCCCGACGAGCTGGAGCAGATGGGTCTCAAGCTCCTGCTGCGCACCGTGCCCGCCGTCGCGCCCGAGGCGCTGGACAAGCTGGTGGGCCGGAAGGTGTTCACCCCGGAGGAGATCGCAGCGACCAAGCCGAAGCCGCCGGTTCCCGGGGCACCCCCGGGCAAGGCCCCGTCCGCACAGGGTCCGCCGGACACCCAGGGCAACGCACCCCCGCCTCCGGACCAGGGGGTCAAGCAGGCTGCCCGCAGCGCCAAGCTCCTCCAGCAGGCCCGCACGCAGCACATGGTCCGCTTCCGGGCGACCACGGGAGCGACCGAGCTGCTGCACCCCCGTCTGTGCCACGAGTACGAGTACTCCTGTCCCTTCACGCACGCGGTGAATGCGGGAGGCCGGGCCCGGCCGGGTACCTCCGGCGTCTACCTGTGCCACCTGGACAGCATCGGCCGGTTCGTTCTCGACGGGCCGTCCCCGTACTCCACGACGGGCGATCTGATCAGCACGATGATCCCGGCGGTGAACGGACATGGCTGAGGTGGAGGAGTGGGGGTCCTGGATACGGGAGAACTTCGACATCGATCTCGGGGACGGTCACTATGGGAAGTTCTCGGGCTGGGGCCCTGACAGGGATCTGAACCCTCAGTACGAGGGGGTCCCTGATGTCGAGAAGTACGGGTTGGAGATCCTGCACCCGAACCCGGCCGGGGCGCCTTGCGTGAGTTTCGTGACCTTCTCAGGCGACGTCCAGCGCAGAATCGAGCCCGCCCGGCGGAACACGTGGGACGTCCAGGGCTGGGACCCGCTGACGATCAGTCCGTCCGTCCTCTGCTCCTGCGGAGACCATGGATTCATCCGGGAAGGACGGTGGGTCCGTGCCTGAGACCTTTCACCGCCGGGGCAACCATGTGCAGAAGGCGCACGGCCGCCGGACCGCCCTGGCCGCTCAGGACAGTCACCTGTCCGGCGGAATGATCGCCCTCATGCCCACGGCGCAGGACGCCCGGCGCCTCGCGCTCCCGGGCGGGGAGGCCCCGGAGGAGCTGCACTGCACGCTGCTCTACCTGGGGGAAGACGGGTCGGTCTTCTCGTCCGACGACCGGGACCGCATGGAGTCCGCCGTCCAGGCGTACACGCAGGGGCTCGGTCCGGTCCAGTCCAAGATATTCGGCGTCGCTCACTGGAACGGGGACGGCGAGAAGCCGAGCTGGGTGTGGTCCGTGGGGGACGGTCCGGACGCGGAAGGACTCGGTCTCGCCAAGGCGCACGCCATGGCCTACGCAGCGGCGGAGGACGTTGCCGGGGACCTGATCCCCGAACAGCACAGCCCCTGGGTCGCGCACGTCTGTGCCGCGTACACGGACGACCTCACCCTCGTCCGACGCCTGGAGAAGGGCCTCGGCCCGGTCACCTTCGACCGCATCCGGCTCAGCTTCGGGGACGACGACCGGGACATCCCGCTCAAGGGTGAGGCGCTCACGGCCAGTGCACTGCGCCGGGACCTGCTCCCCCACGAGGACGGAACCGACTTCGCCGAGCACAACGCTCAGTGGGAGAACGCGGTCGCCTCGGCGGACGGGCGCCTGCTCCAGGTCTTCTCGTCCTGGCGGGCGGGGATACGGGACCAGATCAAGGCGGGCATCGACACCCCGGACGAACTGACCGGGCTCACGGCCGACCCGGACGCGGCGGCCGAGATTCTGTCCGAGGCCATGGTCGACCTAGCGCACCGGGCGGGCCAGTCCCTGGTCCGACAGGCCGAGCGGCAGGGCGTCACCGTGCCGGACTGGAGCCTGCCGGACGACACGGTTACGGCGGCCGTCGGCGGCAGGAAGCTGCTCCGCTCCGTCGCGCAGATGACGGCCGACCTGCTGTCCACGTCCGTCGTTCAGACGGCGAAGCGCACGGTCACCGGCCTGTTCGCCCGGGACGCCTCGCCGGAGACGATCGCCTCCGAGGTGGACCGGGCCCTGGCCGACGCACAGGACGGTCTGCTCAAGGGTCCGGTCGGCACGGCCATGAGCACCGCCCAGACCGCCGGCCGGGAGGCCGTACTGCGCGCGGCTCCGCCGGGCGAGTACTACGCGAGCGAGATGCTCGACAAGAACACGTGCGGCCCGTGCCGTTCCGTGGACGGAGAGCAGTTCGGTTCTCTGGAGATCGCCATCAAGGCGTACCCGGTCATGGGCTACAAGGACTGTGTCGGCCCCCGGTACGGGCACTCGTGCCGGGGACTTATCGTGGCCCGCTGGGCTCCGGACGAGGCCCAGACCGCATCGGCGGCTACCATGCGCGCAGAAGATCAGCCCGAGGAGGAACCGGTGACGACTGAAGCCCTGCGCAAGGGCAAGCCCTCCAAGGGCACCAAGAAGGACAAGCGGCTGGACGAGAACCAGTACGCGGACGAGGGGCACTTCCAGGGGGATGCGGAGACGCTGAGCTGGAACGGGAGCGCAGCCCGGTTCACCGACCCCGAGTACCGCAAGGCCTGCGCAGGCTGCGACTCCGGCGGCACCGCCAAGGCCAGCTGCTTCCTGCCGCATCACGAGCCCGGAGGCGCCCTGAACAAGGACGGTGTCCACGCGGCGGCGCAGCGGGTGGATTCCCTGTCCGGACACAGCCCGGAGGCGGTCGCCCGCGCGAAGGCGCACCTGCGGGGCCACTACAAGACCCTCGGGGAGAAGCCCCCGGACTCGATCGCGGCGACGGACGCGGAGATCGAGACCTTCGGTGTGGAGGACGGGTACGAGACCGTGGAGTTCGAGTCCACCTGTCCCCCCGGCACCCACCGGGTCAAGGGCGGCGACTGCGAGGCCTCCCAGAAGAAGAACCCGGGCCAGCTGGAGGAGGACGACATGGAGACTCTCGCCAAGGGGGACTGCCCTCCCGGCATGGAGATGGACAAGACGACCGGCAAGTGCGCGGAGATGCAGCAGATGGCCGTCCAGGTCAGCGACACCACAGCCCCCTGGCGTGGTCCGCTCACCGTGGAGGGCATCGAGACCGGCGACGGACGGCAGTTCGACACCGGGTCGCTCACCTGGGCCGATCTTCCGCTCCCGCTGCGCTGGAACATCGAGGACTCGCACGGTGGCGAGGCGAGGACCAAGGCCGTCAACGTCGGCCGGATCGACAAGATCTGGCGCGAGGACTCCGGCCTCATCATGGGTGAGGGTGTGCTCGACCTCGGGGACGACAACGGCCAGGCAGCCCAGAAGAAGATCGAGGGAAAGTTCCTGCGGGGTGTGTCGGTCGACGTCGACTCCGTCAAGGACGCGGACATGGAGCTGATCTGGCCGGACCACGACCCGGACGGCGGTGAGGAGGCGGACCCCTTCGCGCAGCTGTTCGCCGCTCCGGAGAAGGTCGTGTTCCACAAGGGACGCATCCGGGCGGCGACCCTGGTCGACATCCCGGCCTTCGCCGAGGCGTACATCGCGCTGCTCGACGGGGAGGGTGCGGTGACCGCCGGCGGGGAGCCGATCGGTGCGCTGCGCGCGAGCCAGGCACCCCGAACCCACCTGGCGCTCGCTCCGCCCGTACAGCCCCCGGCGGACTGGTTCCGCAACCCGGATCTGTCCGTGCCCACGGGTATCACCGTCTCGGCCGACGGCCGGGTGTACGGGCACGCTGCCCTGTGGGGCACCTGCCACATCGGTCAGGCCGGAGTCTGCGTCACTCCGCCCCAGGAGGACGACCACCCGTACTTCATGACCGGGTCGGTCCTGCTGGACGACGGGGAGCAGGCCTCGGTCGGACAGATCACCCTCGGCACGGGGCACGCGCCGCTGGACTACGGCCACCGGCAGGCCAGCGACCACTACGACAACACGGGCTCCGCCGTGGCGGACGTCTCCGTCGGCAACGACGCGCACGGCATCTGGGTCGCCGGATCGGTCCGTCCGGGTACGGACCCGGCCCGTATCCACGAGCTGCGCGCGAGCGGACAGGTCTCGGGCGACTGGCGCAGCATCGGGGGCAAGCTCCGCCTCGTCGGCCTGCTCGCCGTCAACGTGCCGGGCTTCCCCGTGCCGAAGCTGCGCACCAAGTACACCTCCGGCCGTCAGTGGGCCCTGGTCGCGGCGGGCATGCCCGATCTCCGTGAGAGCATGACGGAGGACGACCTGGATCAGTGGGCGTACCGCAGGGTCCTCGTCAAGCTGGCCGAGCGAGTGCACCGGAAGAGGTGATCAGCATGTGCGGGTGTAACCAACCTCCGCCCCCTCCGCCCCCGGCTCCGCCGGGCCCCGGAGGAGAGAACGGTTCCTGACCAGGGGATATAGATGGACCGGTTAAAGGATTTCGATCTTTTGGCCGGTCCTCTTTTGTCTGCTACGGTCCGCTCGACATGATCGCTCGGCTGGACCCACGGAGGTTACAGTGCCGGAGCCTGAGCTTTTCGCAGCACCAGCCGACCTCACCCTGGAGCAGGTCGAGCGCCTTCAGACCCTGGAGACGGAGGCGGTCGCCGAGTTCGACCGCGTCATGGGCCTGGAGCAGCACACCCCCGCAGACCTCACCTACACCGAGAACCTCGCCGGCGACCTGGACCGCATCCGGGCCGAACTGCGGGTCCGGGCGACCCGTGAGGCCGAAGCGGCCACCCTCGCGCAGCAGGAGCAGCAGCGTCAGCTCGCAGCCACCCGTGCCCGGGTCCACGGCCCCGAGGGCGGCAGCGGCACGGCAGCGGCGGCGGCCGACGTGCACACGGACCTCTCGGTCGAGTCCATCGCCCAGGCCACGGCCCAGGGTGTAGCCCTCGCCCTGTTCGGCGACGACAAGAACAAGCTGGCCCAGGCGCAGCAGCGTTTCGCGTCCCTCTCCGCCACGCAGCGCGTAGCCCCCACGCCCAAGGTCCCCGAGCGCACGCCGAACGCGGTCACCGCGTCCATCGACATCCCCGGCATCGCGCACGGCACCGACCTGCCCGACCTGCGCGCGCTGGGCGAGGCCTTCCAGCGCAAGGTGAAGGCCATCCCCACCACCCGGGACGGCAACGGTGCTCCGCGTCACCTCGTGGCGAGCGTGCGCAACACCTTCGACCACACGGTGGACGAGCGCACCAACCCCGCCATCGTCGAAGAGCTCTGGCGCTCCATGCAGCAGGGCGGCGGAAGTGCGGAGGCCCTGGTGGCGGCGGGCGGATGGTGTGCCCCGTCACAGCTGATGTACGACTTCTTCAACATCGCCTCCGCCGCACCCCAGGCGATCGACCTCCCGACCGTGGGCATCAGCCGGGGTGGTATCCGCTTCCCGGTCAGTCCCGCCATCGGTGACGTGTTCTTCCAGGCGGGCGGCTCCAACCCGGCGTCCGGCTTCGGTGGCTTCGCCTTCAGCATGGCCAACACGACAGACCCGTGGCTGTGGTCCGAGACGGACGACCAGCTCACCGTCACCGGCTCGGTCAACAAGCCGATCCTCCGGGTGCCCTGCCCGACCTTCAGCGAGAACCGCCTGGAGTGCTACGGCATCTCTCTCACCGCAGGCAACCTGACGGACGACGCCTACCCCGAGAGCACGCAGAACTTCATCCGGCTGCTCCGGGCCGCCTACGCCCACGCCATCAACGCCCGGCTCATCGGCCTGATGGTCACCGCGTCCGGCGGCGCGAACACCGTAACGGGCCCCGTGGGTGATGCGGCCGTACCGCAGATCATCAACTCGGTCGGCCTGGCCGCCACGGACTACCGCACCCGGTACGCCATGGGTGAGGACGACACGCTCGAAGTCGTCTTCCCCGACTGGGTCCAGGAGGTCATGCGGTCCGACCTCGGGTACAAGCCCGGCATCAACGACCTCGGCCTGTACAACGTGGCCGACGCGACGATCGCGGCCCTGTTCTCCTCTCGCAACGTCCGGGCGCAGTTCGTCTCGGACTGGCAGGTGCGCGGTACCCCGGGCGTGAGTGCGTTCGGTACCTCCACCGTGATGACCACCTGGCCCACGGCGGTCAACTTTATGCTCTACGCGGCGGGCACGTTCCTCCACGGCACGGGCCTCCAGCTGGACCTCGGAGTGATCCGCGACTCGGTCATGAACGCGGAGAATGACTTCACTGCGCTGTGGGCCGAGGAATGCCACCTCATCGCGCAGGTCGGTCACGCCTCCCGCCTCTACACGGTCAACTTCAACGTCGGCGGCAATGTCGCCATCGGGAAGGTCGACACGGCCAAGGTCTAGTCCTCCTCCCCGCCGCATCCCACAGGACCGAAAGGAGGGTGAGCCGTGGCAGGCTTCAGGCAGATCATCTCGGGGCCCGGGTTCACCCCGCTCCCGAACTTCCTGTGGGACGCGGCACAGCACCCGTCCGAGACGGAGACCGGGCCGCACTGGCAGCAGGGCGTCACCTGGATCGAGCGCTGCGGCGGCGGCGGCACCCTGTACGACGAGTGCCTCGCCGTCACCGGCACGGGCGGCACCCCCGCCGCACAGGGCAGCCTGGCCAGCAACGTGAGTCAGACCAACCGGGGCGCGACGGCCTTCACCGTGCAGGCGGAGTTCGACTGCTCCCCGGTGGGCCAGGACTACACGCAGGACAAGGCCGAAGAAGCCCTGTCCAAGATGGAGTCCTACCTGGTCACCCGGGCGTTCTGGACCGGGACGGCCGGGTACACCGGCACCCCGCCCGGCACCAGCCAGACCACCGTCTGGCCCCATCTGGCCTCCGCCACCACCCTCGACGACCCGCAGGGCATCAGGCTCCAGACGGCAGCCAGCCCCCTGGTCACCGGAGGCGAGGACGTAGACGTCGCCCTCGGACAGATCGAGGCCAACCTGGCTGCCTGCTACGGCGGACAGGGCGTCATCCACATCCCGTACTCGGCCCTGCCGACCTTCACGAGCAGGATGCTCGTCCTCCCCGAGACGCCGAACGGTCCCCTGCGCACGCTCGCGGGGAACCTCGTGGTGCCGGGGGTGGGGTACACCGGCTCGTCCCCGGCTGGGGCGGCACCTGCCGCAGGCACGGCTTGGATCTACGCCACCGGGGCCGTGTTCGGCTTCCGGAGCGGTGTCTACGTCCGGGAGTTCCCGGGCACCTTCGACCGTGCGGAGAACACGGTCAGAATGATCGCCTCCCGCACCTATCTGTTCGGGTTCGAGTGCTGCCACTACGGAGCCCTCGCCGTACTCGGCGTTCCCACGTAAGGGGTGAACAGTGGTTTCGACAGTCTCCCAGTGCGCTACCCCGATCAAGGGAACGCACATCAGGATCGTCCGGGTGGACGCCTGTGGTATTCCCGTGACCGGCGCCACGTCCCTGGTCGTCGTGACCAAGGGCTTCGTGCAGGTGAACAACGAGCCCCAGTACGAGGACGGCCAGGAGTTCTTCGAGCGCACGGCGGACGGCACCGTCTGCGTGAACCAGAAGGACGACCCAATCCTCAAGCGGTTCCTGTGCACGATCGACTTCTGCGAGGTCAACACGACCGCGTTCGCCTTCATGGCGAGCGCGCGCGAATTGACCGCCAACGCAGCCGGCGTGACGGGCTTCGGCTTCGCCTTCGCCGAAGGGGCGCCGTCCAACCGGTACTCCCTGGAGGTCTGGCAGAAGGTGGCGGGCTCCGGCGCCTGTGACCCCACCGGGGCGCAGCGCTACATCTACAACGCGTTCCCCAACCTCGGAGCGACGAAGATCGGCGCGTACTCGATCCAGAACGGCCGGTCCACCTTCCAGATCATCAGTGAGTCGCAGCCCGGGAGTACGACGGCCGTCACCGGCTGGCTCAACGGCCCCGGCACCGGGACCAGCTGGCTGCCCGCGAGTGAGACACTCGGCACCGGGGAGCACTGGCTCTGGAACGTCACCACTACGGCGCCTCCGTCCCCCGCCTGCAACCCGACAACTCTCACGTAGGTGGTCATGGCCGTCCTTCTCCCGCCCACCGTGTGGGTCTGCGCCAACGGGTGTCCTGTCCGGGACCGGACGCCCGGCGCGGTACCCAACCGCTTCCATTCCTGCCCGGCGCTCGGGGGCCTCACCGCGCCCCTGGTGGCGGAGGGCAGCCGGGTGAGGGTGCGCGCCGTGGAGCGGGAGGACTACGAGGGCGGCCAGCTCGTCCAGAAGGACGCGAACGGACGGCCCGTGCAGTCCGTCATCACCGACCGGCCGGACGGATCGAACGACATCGTCGTCCTGGCACCGACTGCGGTCTGGTCCGCTGAAGGGATGATGTGACATGGCCTGGGCCGACAGCAGGGTCTTCCAGGAGTGGGTCAAGAACCCGCTCTTCAATGGATCGGGCGGTACGCCCCCCACGGGCTACACCGGCTACCTGACCGACACGATGAACTGCGCCCTGTTCGTGTTCACCGGCCTCACCCCGGACCGGAATGCAATTCTGTCCGCCACCGGCTACAACACGGGCGTCTGGACCACGGGCAACGAAAAGACCGGTTCATCCGAATGGGTCGCGGGCGGCCGAGCACTCGCAATCAAGACCAACGTGGCAAGTGCGGGCACGATCACTCTCGATGCCCAGGACCTTACGGGCGTGGCCTCCATCACCATGGCGGACGTCGGCGGCTGCATGATCTACGACAACACGATCACAGCGGGCACCGTGGCCAAACAGGGCATGTGCTACTTGTACTTCGGCGGAACCCAGTCGGTCACGGCGGGCACCTTCACGGTCAGCTTCTCCGCCTCTGGCATAGTCACAGCGACGGTCTAGGAGGCCTGAGTCATGGCACGCACTCTCTATGTGGCGCCGGTTCCGCCGCTGAACGTCACGGCTGGCACGGCCTACAACACCTCGGTCACGCTGACCGATGTCTCCCCGGCGCCTCAGATCGTGCTGCCCGCGAACCTGCTCGATGTAGGTCAAGTGCTCCGGTTGATGGCCTTCGGTGTGTTCTCCACCACTGGCGCCCCGACGCTTCTGGAAGGCTTCTACTACGGCGGCGTGGCAGGTACGGCCCTAGCCGCGACCGGTGCGACTGCCACTGCCTCAGGCGTGACCAACGTCCCGTGGCGGATCGAGTGGGAGGGCCGGGTGCGGTCCACTGGCACAGCGGGCACGATTATGGGCCACGGTTTCGAACTCCGAGGCACGACGGTGGCAGCGGTCGGGGTGGTCCCGATTCCGATCACGGCACTCGCGGCGGTCACCATCGACACCACCACGGCCAAGCAGCTCACCGTCGGTGCCCAGTGGGGTACCAGCTCCGCCTCGAACACCCTGACCTGCCACCACTTCAGCGTCGAACTGATCGGCTGATTCCGACCGACTCTGAGGGGGTGACCCCGTGGCGCTGATCCCGGGCAACCTCCTCAGCGAGAACAACCAGTCCGTTGAAACGTCCATCGGCGGCTGGGCCTCGTTCACCTCCGTCTCCTCGGGCATCGTCCAGTCCACGACGCAGGCCTTTGACGGCACCCACTCCGCAGCCAGCACCGCCAACGCAGGTACGGCGGGCGCGCTCGGCGGTCTGGTGACCACGGTCGACCTCCCCGTGGTCCGGCCGGGTTCCGCGTACGAGTACAGCTACTTCGTGTTCAGCCCGAAGAAAGCGATCTTCAACGCGAACCTGGACTGGTACCAGGCCAACAACACGACCTTTGTCAGTTCGACGAACAGTCCGGGCCAGGAAGTGCCGGTCAACACCTGGACAAAGATTACGGGTGGAGGCATTGTCCCGGCTCTGTCCGGGCTCGCGCGCTGCTACCTCCAGGTGACGAGCGGCCTGGCGGCTGCGGACGTCGTCTTCTTCGATCAGATGTTCTTCGGCTGGCCATTGGCGGCCGATCTCGTCCCCCTGTTCCGGCCGGAGGGTCTGCCCTGGTCCAGGTTCCGTCCGTGGGAGGGTGCGCCGGACGGCATCCACAACGTGATCGTGAACGCGGGCACGGCCTCGGTCACCTTCCGGACCCCGTCCACCCGGCTGCGCCTGCTGCTCGCGCTGACCAGCGAGTCCGGCCAGGGCGCCACCGTCACCACGTTCAACGACGCCGCGCCTCTGGGTGTTCTGCTCACCCCGGACGACCCCCTCGGCGGGATGCAGCCCTGGACCGGTGCACCGGACAGCACCTCTCCGGCGGCCACGGTCGCTACGGCGGGAGCGGCCTCGGTCACGTTCATTGGCTTGACGGCTGCGGCTGCTCTCGGAGCCCTTCCCGGGACGGGCTCGGTCAGCCTGTCCGGGCAGCAGGCCACGGCCGGGCTGACGGGACAGCCGGGGAACGCGTCCGTCGCCCTGAGCGCTCAGGGGCCGACGGCCGGGCGCGACGCTCTTCCCGGGACCGCAGCGCTCACGCTCACCGGGCTGAACGCCACGACCGCCCTGAGCGCGCTGCCCGGTACGGCCTTGGTCACGACGAGCGTGCCGCAGGAGACCACGGCCCTGGGGACCTTCCCGGGCAACGCCCCGGTCAGCCTCACCGCCCTGAACGCGGGCACGACCAGCACCGAGGGGACCTACGACCCCTCCCCCGTGCTCTTCCTGCCGGACGATCCGCTCGGGGGCGTACAGCCCTGGGCCGGCGCCCCGGACAGCACCACCCCGGGTGCGACCACGGCCACGGCCGGGACCGCTTCCGTCAGCCTGGTCGCTCTCGCGCCGGCCGCCGGACTTGGCGCCCTGCCGGGTACGGGCTCGGTCACGCTCACAGGGCAGAGCCCGTCCGCCTCCCTCGGCGCGCTCCCGGGCACGGGCGCCCTCACCCTGACGGCACAGACCCCCTCCGTTGCGCTGTCCGCGCTTCCGGGAACGGGCTCGGTCTCCCTGACCGCCCAGGCCCCGTCCGCCGGCCTGAGCGCCCTGCCCGGCACGGCCTCGGTCACGACGAGCGTGCAGCAGGACGTGCCCGGACTCGGCGCCCTGCCGGGTACGGCTCCGGTCACCTTCACCGGGCAGAGCGCCACGACCTCCACCCAGGAGGACCCGCAGGCGCTGCCCGTCCTGCTGCTCACCCCGGACGACGTGCTCGGCGGGATGCTGCCCTGGACGGGCGCACCGCAGGGAATCGTCACCGGGGACATGACCGTGAACGCGGGCGCGGCGGCCGTCTCGGTCACCGCACAGGGGCCGTCCACCGCCCTGGTCATCAGCACGGGCACGGCGGCCTTCACCCTGACGGCGCAGAACCCCTCAGCCGCCTTCTCCGGGACTGCGACACCGGGCACGGCCACGGTTACCCTGACGGCCGCCGGGACGTCCCTTGCCCTCACCGCGCTGCCGGGAACGGCCGCTTCCGCCCTGTCCGCCCGGAGCCCGGCTGCCGGTCTCGACGCCCTGCCCGGACCGGCCGTTCTGACCCTGACCGCGTACGAGCCCACGGTCACCGTCCCGCAGGCGGCCCACGGCCGGACCGTCTCCGGCCGGGAACCCGCGAGCACGGCCAGGGGCAAGGAGCCCGACGCCCTGCTGTCCGGCCGGGAGCCCTCAGCGAGGCTGAAGGGCAAGGAGCCGGTATCTTCACGATCAGGGAATGAGCCGGACGACACGATCAAGGGGAGGGAAGGATGAGTCTTCAGATCGGGCCTTACACCCAGGGTGAGAAGCCCGCTCCGCTGACCTATCAGTTCCTGGACAACGACGGGAACCTGATCAACCTTCTCGGCTACTCGGCCAAGTTCAGCTACCAGGAGCACGACGGCACAGCCACCGTCGCCAACGCCACCGTGAGCGACGCAGCGAACGGGAAGGTGACGTACACCTTCACCGGGGCAGAGTTCGCGACCGCCGGGCACTACCGGGCGCAGTTCTGGTCGGGGAACGGCGTGAACCGTCTTGCTTCGGTGGATCTTCTCTTCGACGTCGCCGTGTCCGTCGGCGCGGCCCCGAGCATCTAGGAGACGGCCATGGCACACGGACAGGTACCCGTCACCCCGGGCTCCGGGCTGTCCATCGACGCCCACCAGGTAGGCGACGGCGGCTGGCAGCAGATTGTCCGTACGGTGCGCGCGGACACCCGCATTCCGGTCACCTGGACTCCGGTCACCACGGCAGCGGCCCTGATCGCAGCGGACGAAGCCCGGGTCGGCCTGCTGATCTACAACGCCTCGTCCGTCCGGGTCTACCTCCAGTTCACCAATGCAGCGACCGTGACGACCGCGAACGCGGACTGGTACCTCGACTCGGGGGACCGCTGGGATGTCCCGGAGGAGTGGGTGCCGATGGCCGTCTCCGCCGTGGGCGCCTCCGCTGGTACGGGCACCGTCAACTTCACCCTCGGAACGGAGACCTGATGCCTGTCTCCCCGGCGCAGGCTGCGCAGGTGCCCGACTTCTGGGCCGTGTTCGGGCACAGCTACATGCAGTACGCCTTCGGCACGTACACCCAGAACGGCCGGGCGGACGCCCTGTTCTTCGCCTCCATGGACACTGAAGCCACCAACCGCCGCAACTGGGCCGTGAACGGGAGCCGGGCCTGCATCGAGGGCGCGAGCACCGGGGGCTTCCGCCGGTTCTTCAACGGAGCCAAGAAGCCCCAGCGCGGCGCCCCGTACACGGCGGACGGGGGCGCGGCCCTGTTCTGCTGGGGCATCAACGACCTCGGCCTGGCCGGGTTCACGACCCAGTTCAAGACCGCCTACGCGCACGCCATGCGGACCTGCATCAGCCGCTGGCGCATGGCGGTCATCTATGAGAACGGCTTCCAGGTCGGCACCCGGACCAGTTACGGCGCCGGGTTTGGGGCGGTCGCCGCCGTCGGCTACACCTCGGGGGACAGCGCGCACTGGTGCACCGCGACCACGAACGCCAACTTCACCCTCACCCTGCCGAGCGACTACAACGGCGAGGTCGTGTCGGTCTGCCTGGTCGGGGCCGGGGGCGTGTCCGGGGGCATCGTCACCTGGGGCGGCACGGCCGGCGTCTCCGGCACCACGAGCACAAGCAACATCCTGCCCAGCTCGGCCGTGAGTCACTGCCCGGTCACCGTCCGCTTCTCCGGCCTCACTTCCGCCAACGCCGGGCAGACCATCACCGGCACGGTGAACACGCTCGACGCCGGCGGAGCGGTGATGTTCGACTACTGGGGGCTGGAGTCCAAGTACCCGGCACCGGTCGTCTGCTGCAACACGGCCCGCCTCCCCGCAGCCGGCTATACGGCCAACTACCCCAGCTGGACCGGGACCGAAGCCAGCCGGGACCAGGACGTCCTCGACCTGAACAGCAACCTGGCCTCGGTGGTGGCCGAATTCGACGGCATGGTCCAGATAGCCGACATGGACTCCGTGGTGAGCAAGGACGCCACCCTCCTGGCCAGCGACAGCCTGCACCCCAACGAGTACGGGGCGGCAGCCATCGTGGACGCCATCCAGGCCGCGCGCAAGCGCCTGAGCCCCACCTCTCCCAGCCAGACCCGGAACCTGAACGTCCCGGCGCCCCGGGCGGGCGGGACCCGCCGTCCCCGCCGGTCGGGCCTGTGGTACACGGCGGACAACGTGCCGCCCCCAGCCGCCACCACAGCCGCGACCATCGTCGCCGGGGACCTGTGGGCCATCCCGGTCCAGGTGACCGAAGCCCGTGAGTTCTGGAACCGCCTGGCCCTCGAACTGGCCACGACCGTGGCAGCCGCCGGCTCCGTCCGCTGGGGGATCTACGACGACGTCGGCTGGGACGCGTACCCCGGGGAACTCGTTGCCGAGCCCACGGCCGCGAGCGGCGCCCTGTCCACAGGGACAGCCGCAGGTGCGGTATTCAGTCCGACGTCGGGCAACGGGTCGTTCCAGACAGTCATGGACCCGGGCCTGTACTGGATCGGCCTGCTGATCGTGACCATTGGCACCCCGGTGGTCCTGCGGTCCATCCAGGGGCCGAACGGCGTCATGTCCAACACGACGACAACCGGTGCCCTGGGGGCGATGACCCTCGCGACGATGCCCAACGGATACAAGCTCACAGGGCAGGCGACGACAGCCATGCCCACCAGCTTTCCGGCGAGCGCGGTCGCGACGGCGAACGCACCGTACGTCGGCTTCCAGGTCAACATCAACGCGACGAACTGAGGGATGGCCATGGCTCTGGACGTCGGGCCCTGCTCCGACTGGGTTCCTTACTGGACCTGTGACGACGTACTCACGGCGTCCCCGGCCCTGACCGGCTACGCCGTGAACGCGGCCACCCGCGTGCTCTGGTCCCTGTCGGGCCGGCGCTTCGGCACGTGCCAGGCGACGCTGCGGCCCTGTCGCCGGGAGTGCTACACGGACTTCCCGCTGGGCTGGAGCCAGTGGGACCGGGCGTCGCAGGGCAACTTCGTCTGGAGCGACTACCGGTACTGGTTCCCGCTCGGCTGCGGCTCGTGCGAGGGCAGCTGCTCGTGCACGCGGATCTCCGAGACCGTGCTGCCCGTGCCCGTGAACACGGTCGTCCAGGTGAAGGTGGACGGGACCCCACTCGTGACCGGCGCGTACCGGGTCGACAACAACCGCCTCCTGGTGCGGACGGACGGGCAGGTCTGGCCCCGGTGCAACGACCTGAACAAGGACGACACCCAGGCCGGAACCTGGTCCGTCACGGCCACGTACGGGGAGGACGTCCCCCAGTCGGCCCGGTTCGCCGTGGGCGAGCTGGCCTGTGAGATCATCAAGGCGGCCACCGGGACGGACTGCCGCCTGCCCCCGGGCATCACCAGCCTGGCCCGGCAGGGCGTCAACATCTCCATCCCCGACTTCGGCGACCTGCTCAAGGACGGCCGGACGGGGTTGTACCTGGTGGACATGTTCCTGGTCACGGAGAACCCGCACCGGCTCCAGCAGCGGGGCCGGGTGTTCAGCGTGGACCACCCGAGCGTACGGAGGACGGGCACATGATCAGTGGAGCGCTGCGCTGGTACACCGTGGGCGGGTATCTCATGGTCGCCGTCCGGGATGGCCTCACGGTACCCGTGGCCCGCTCCGGGCAGGTGCCCGGGGAGATCGCATGGGACGAGTGCTGTGACGGCATGCTCGCCGTCGCCGCCCCGCGTGCCTACTTCTCCGAGGAGTTCCCGGCCGAGGCCGAGAGCACGATCGGCATCCTGTGCCAGGCGCCGTACGAGGTCGGCGAGTTCACGGTCACCGTGCTGCGCTGCGCCCCGGTGCCCGACGGACAGGCCGTCGCGCCCACGGCGGCCGAGCTGGACGCTTCTGCCGCGCTGCTGCTCCAGGACATGGCCGAGACGATGGACGCCGTGGCGGCTGTGCTGTGCTCCCTCAAGGCGAGCGACCTGATCAGTGACTACCTGCTCACCCCGGCCGAGGCCGCCGGTCCGGAGGGCGGCTGCGTCGGGCTCAACCTGCGGGTGCTCGTAGGTCTGGAGCGTGCGTGATGGCCACGGTCAAGGTGAAGATCGACGACGCTGCGGTGGACAGGATGCTGCGCAGTTCCGGCGGACCGGTGGGCCGGGACCTCCAGCGCCGGGGACGGAACGTCGGCCGGCGTGCGCGCCAGCTCGCCCCCGGCACCATGAAGCGGAAGATCACCGTGGACATGGAGAGCGGCCACGTCCGCGTCTCCTGCACCCACCCGGCCACGATCTTCGTGGTCAAGAAGACCCGGCCGCACTGGATACGCCGCAACTCCCCGAACCCCCGCGCCCGGCTCAAGTTCAGCGTCGGCGGGAAGACCGTGTTCGCCCGGAAGGTGTGGCACCCCGGGAACCGGCACCCGAATAATTTTCTTCTCCGCGCTCTGCGCGAGGCCGCACGCTAGCGGGGAGATCTTGCTAGCTCCGGCGCTAGCATTCGGATCATGCGGAATTTCACCAAGGAACGCAAGAAGATCGAGTTCCAGATCGACGACGACGTCTTCACGGCGAAGTCCCCCATCCCGGCGCAGACGCTGATCGACTTCGCCCGACAGTTCACCTCGTTGGGCACGGCGTCCTCCGTGGAGGAGCAGCTGTCCGCGTTCGACGCGGTGCTGTCCCTGGTGCTCATGCCCGCGAGCCTGGAACGGTTCCGCACCCGCATGGACGACCCGGACGAGCCCATCGCGATAGACCAGGTGGAAGAGGTCATCACCTGGCTGTTCGAGGAGTACGGCATGCGCCCTACCGAGCTGCCCTCCGGCTCCTCGGATGGGCAGCCCAGCCCGGAGTCTGGCACGAGCTTGACGGAGAACACACAGGACGTGGTGTCGATCTCCTTGGACTCCCCTTCGACCGCTTCCTGAACGTGGTGTACTCCGCCTACCTCCAGCAGATCCCCCGGGACGAGCACGGGAGCATCCCGGCCGAAACGAAGCGGCAGGTGGACACGGAACTCGGGGTGGCGCAGTGGAAGACCCCGATGAGCTTCGTACGGCCGGACAGCAGGCCCCGGGTTACCGAGGACGGGCTGAAGATCCCGGACTGGTGGACGGACGACGAGACCGAGAGCCAGAAGCAGCTGGCCGCACTGGGACTGGAGTGATCTGACATGGCCCTGGGGACCCTGGTCGGAGCGGGCTTCGTCCGGATCGATGCGGACACCACTCCGGCCAAGAAAGCCATCCAGGCTCTGGGTGCGCTCGGGTCCCTCGGCGGAGCGGGTGCGCTCGGCGGGCTGATCGCACCCATCACCGCTGCCACGCTCTCCCTCGCGAGTGCGTTCGCGGTCGCCGGCGGGGCAGCGGTCGTGTTCGGAGCAGCGGTCAAGCCCCAGTTCGACGACATCAAGAAGGCCATGGCCCAGCAGGCGATAGCCGAGACCGCGAGCACCAAGGCGACCAACGCGCGCGCGACCGCACAGGATCTGGCCCGGCAGGGCGGATTCAAGTACGGGCAGCAAGTAAAGATCACTGCGGGGATGACGGACGCGGCCCGGGAACGGGCCAAGGCCTACAACTCCTCCTTGGCCGCATCCACATCCTCGGCGAAATCGGCCGCCGCAGCGCATGCCCTGTACAAGGGCCAGCTGAGCGGCATGCCCAAGGCGACCCAGAACACCTCCAACGCCCTCCTCAAGCTCAAGGACGACACGCAGGCCTGGTCCCGGTCCCTGTCCGGAAGCACGATGCCGATCTTCACCCGGGGTATCCAGTTCCTGGACGGCCTGCTGCCCAAGCTGAGTCCGATCGTCCGCAGCGTGTCACGGGAGATCATGAGCTTCCTGGACACGCTGGGGGAGGGCTCCGCCGGGAAGGTGTTCAAGGAGTTCGGCGGGAACATCTCCCGGAACGGTGCCGGGATGCTGAGGACGTTCCTGGACACGGCGCGCAACGTGATCGTTGGCGTGATCGGCATCCTGAACGCGTTCCTGCCCGCGTCCGCCGGGGTCACGGGTGGCATCGAGAAGATGACGGCCAAGTTCGCCACGTTCGGCGCCAACCTCGGCTGGCGCAAGGGCTTCAACGAGTGGCTCGACAAGATGAGGGGCCAGGGCCCCGGCCTCATGAAGACCTTCCAGCAGATCGCCCAGGCGGTCATCACCGTCGTCTCCGCCATGGGGCCGCTGTCCGGCATCGGCCTCAAGACAGCACAGGCTTTTGCCCAGCTGATCTCGGCCATCCCCACGTCCGTGCTCAAGCTGCTCGCGCAGACGATCGTCATCATCAACGTGGGCATGAAGCTGTACGCCCTCTACACCTCCGCCGCAGCTGCCGCCACCTGGCTGTTCAGCACGGCAGAGGGGCAGAGCAACCTCCAGATCGGCATCCAGAACACCCTCCTGGTCCTTTTGTGGATACGGATGAAGGCCATCGCCATCGCGCAGGGCATCGCCTCCGCAGCCACCCTGATCTGGACCTTGGCCACCACCGCACAGGGCCGGGCCCTGGCTTTGCAGATCATCCAGCTCGGGCTGGTCAAGGCTGCTCTGTTCGCGCAGCGGATCGCCATGGGCATCGCGACCGCTGCCCAGTGGCTGTGGAACGCGGCCATGTCAGCGAACCCGATCGGCCTGGTCATCATCGCCATCGCTGCCCTCGTCGCCGCGATCGTCTTCATCGCCCTGAAGACCACCTGGTTCCAGACTGCGTGGAAGTACACCTGGAACTTCATCAAGCAGGTCGCAATGGACGTCGGACACTGGTTCTCAGGACCGTTCGTCAACTTCTTCGTGGGTGCCTGGAACGCGATCAAACGGAATTTCATTGATCCTCAGGTGCACTTTTTCACGGTCACGATCCCCAACGCGGCCTCAAGCATGTGGCACGGAGTCGAGGGGTTCGTCCGGGCGATGGTCCTGGGGGTCCTGGACGGCTTCGGTTCGATCATCCACGGGGCGACCAAGCTGTTCGGCTGGGTGCCCGGGGTGGGAGGGAAGCTCAAGCAGGCGTCCAAGGCGTTCGACAACTTCCGTGACGACGTGAACAAGGCCCTCGGCGGGGTCAACGGCAAGACGGTCGCCGTCAAGGTCGCCTTCGGGGCCAAGGACTCCGCAGGCTTCACCAACATCGGCGGTATCGCCCGTGCGTCCGGCGGCCCCATCAACGGTGTCGGGACATCCACGAGCGACAGCAACATGGTCTTCGCGTCCAAGGGCGAGCACATGCTCTCCGCCAAGGAGGTCCAGGGGTTCGGTGGCCACGGTGCTGTGGAGGCCATGCGCGCGAACGCCCGCTCCGGGATGTACGGGTATGCGATCGGGGGTGCGATCGGCGTGCGGCCCTCGGCTCCGGGACAGGCGTCGATCAACTCCAGCGTCACGGCTGCGGTTGTGCACCTCGCCCGCGCCAGCGCACAGGCGCTGTACAACAGCTTGATCCCGAGCATCGGGGCCGGAACGACCGGCTCGTTCGCCTCCGTCGGCTCGGGCGTGAAGCGCTGGACGTCCACGGTCCAGGGAATCCTGCGCATCCTGAACCTGTCCCAGTCCTGGACGTCCACCGTCCTGCGCCGCATGAACCAGGAGTCCGGGGGCAACCCGAACATCGTCAACCGCTGGGACAGCAACTGGAAGGCGGGCCACCCCTCGGTCGGTCTGATGCAGGTCATCCGGGGAACTTTCCAGACCTACGCCGGCCGCTACCGGGGGACGGGCCCGTACATGTACGGGGTCTCGGTCAACCCGTCGGCGAACATCTACGCGGGCCTGAACTACGCCACCCACCGCTACGGCTCCCTGTCCGCCCTCAACCGCCCCGGCGGGTACGACAACGGCGGTCTGCTGATGCCGGGCTGGACGGCCGCGTACAACGGGACCGGCGTCCCGGAGATGGTCACGCCGCCGGGCGGGCGGGGGTCCGGTTCGGGGGCACAGATCGTCCAGGTGGTGGTAGAGAACCACGGGGTGATCGGTTCCCGGTACGAGCTGGAGAACTGGCTGGTGTCGTCGTTCGAGCAGTTGCAGCGGCAGGGGCGCATCCGCATCATCACCCGAGCGGGGTCGTGAGGCATGGCCATCGCCTTCCGCTCCGTCGGCACCGCCACCAAGGTCGACACCTCGGTCACCGGGACCAGCCCGACCGTGGCCATGGCCGCCGGACACACGACCAACGACCTGCTGCTCATGCCGGTGTTCACCGACAACAACACCGCCCCGGCCACCCCGTCCGGCTGGACCCGGCTGTTCTACCTGAGTGCGGGCACCTCGGCCAACTCCCCTTACCAGGGCTGGTCGCACGTCGCCCTGTTCTACCGGATCGACAACGGGGCGCTGGGCAGTTCGGTCACCCTGTCCCTGGACTCCAGCCCCTGGCCCACGGGCCTGCCGTACGTGCTCGCGTGGATCACGGCGTACAGCGGCTGCGACACGGCCAGTCCGATCGGCGAGTGGGGCACGTCGACCACGCAGAGCAGCACCGCCGCACAGGCCCACCCGTCCATCACCACCGCCCTGGCCAACTGCTGGCTGGTGACTCTCCGGGGCATCGGCTCCGACAACGCCCGCACCTTCACCGACTCCGTGGGCACGGACGTCGAGCGGATCGACACGGACGCCGGGTTCCCGGCCTCCCCGTCGGCAGCCCAGTACGACAGCAACACCGCCCTGAGCGCGGGCGCGCAGACCGTCCGGACGACCACGGCCAGTGCCACGGTCGGCTACGGCTCGTCCATGGCGTCGATCGTGCTGCGGCCGGCGGCTGTGGCGGGAACGGTCGTGGCCACGGCGCAGACCGCCTCGGTCTCCTTCACGGCCAAGGCGCCGGCGGTCACCTCCACCGCCGGCCCGTGGAACGCGTGCACGGCCGGGATGCCCGACTACTTCCTTGGGATCGACTGGAACGCGGACGGGGACTTCTCCGACCCGGGAGAGGAGATCACCCCGGACGAGGTAGACGACGTCGTCATCAGCTACGGCCGGGACCAGACCCGTCAGCTCAGCCCGGCCTCCGTGGGTACGGCCTCGCTCCGTCTGGTCAACGTGGACCGCAGTTACAGCCCGGAGAACCCCGCCGGCCCGTTGTACGGGAACCTGGACCCCGCCCGGGACGCTCTGTTCCAGGTCACCTGGGCCACCACGGTCTACCCCCTCTTCAAGGGGAAGATCGACGACTTCGACGTGCACGCGGACTTCGGCGACCGCAACGTCAGTTTCACCTTCCTGGACAGGCTGTCCCTGCTCCAGAACGTGAAGCTCAGCACCCCCCTGTATCAGACCGTCCGTACCGGGGACGTCATCAACGTCATCCTGGACGAGGCCGGCTGGACCGGCCCACGTGACGTGGACCCCGGGGCGACGGTGATTCCGTTCTGGTGGGTGGAGGGGACGGACGCCCTCACCGCCGTACAGGACATCGTCAAGTCGGAGGGACCGCCGGCCGTCGCCTACCAGGCTCCGGACGGGACCTTCATCTTCCGCGACCGGCATCACCGCCTGCTCCAGTCCACTTCCCAGACCAGTCAGGCCACGTTCGCGCAGTCGACCCTGGCGGACTGTGCGTCCCCGCCGGTCACCGGCTTCGGGTTCACGGCACCGTTCGTCTACAGCAACGGCTGGAAGGACATCGTCAACGCGGTGTCGTTCAGCGTGGACATCCGCCAGCCGGACCTGTCCCTGTCGGCCGTGTGGTCGTCCACGGACACGATCTCCCTGACCAACGGCGAGTCCCGGGTGATCGACGTCAGCGGCAGCGACCCGTTCATCAACGCGGTAACGCCCCTGGTCGGTACGGACTTCACCCTCGCCGGCGCCGGTACGCTCACCGTCCTGCTGTCCCGGACGTCCGGAGTCTCGGCGCAGATCACGCTCACGGCCGTGGGCGGCTCGGTCCAGGTGCTTTCCATGCAGCTGCGCGCGCAGGCCATCAAGGTCGTGAACACAGTCAAGGTCACCGCACAGGATGCCGTCTCCATCTCCCAGCACGGGGAGAAGGACTACCCGGATGCGGCACCCTGGGCCGGGGTGAACGACGCCTACGCGCTCGCCTCCCTCATCCTGACGCACTACGCGCAGCGCCTGCCCACGGTGAGACTGCGCGTTCCCTCCACGGACCCGGCCCACTGGCAGCAGGTGATGACCCGGACCCTCGGCGACCGCATCACCATCACATACGGAGAGCTGGGGCTGAGCGCGGACTTCTTCGTCGAGTCCGTCACCCACACCATCCAGCGCATCTGGACCAACAAGCCTCCCGTCCACGCGGTCGTGCTCGGGTGCGAGAAGGTCCCCACGGCCAGCGAGGCGCCCGTGAACCCCTTCACCTTCGACAAGCGCGGATCCGGGTTCGACCAGGGCGTGTTCGACCCGATCACCAGCGACGACCCGCACACCATCTGGATCTGGGACGATCCTGTGCAGGGGACTTTCGACGGAGGGCTGTTCGCGACATGAAGCTGATAACGGAGCGGGCCGTGGCGTTCGTCTACAGCGGGGACTGGGTGGCGGAGTGTCCCCGGCCGTACTGTGGGAACGTGGAGCACCTATTCGACCGGGTCAACCCGGCGCTGGCGACCTCGCCCCGGCTCCGTCCCCGGCAGCAGTTCACCTGTACGTACTGCGCCCTTCAGGTGGACATCGAGTGGCCGGAGGCGGACCTGGTGCAGGGGGTCATGGCCGCGCTGAACCGACGCCCCGTCCCCCACACCCGCAACTGGTACCCGGCGGACCATGCCCTGGCGGTCCGTATGGGTGTCAGGGAGCACGGCCAGAGCGTGGACGACCTGCTCGCCGAGAACGCCGAATACGGGGTGGACTAGATGGCCTGGACAGCGCCGGTCACGGCGGTCGCCAACGCGACCCTGCCGGCCGCGACCTGGAACGCCACCGTCCGCGACAACCTGAACGCGACGGCGGTCGCCCTCGCCTCGGCCGCCAGCCAGTACTTCGTGGCCACGGGGGTGAACGCCCTCGCCGCCCGCACGATGCAGACGTCCACGGTGGTGACCTCGCAGGGCACCGGGAGCACCTCGTACGTCGACCTGACGACGGTCGGTCCCCAGGTCACCGTGACCTGCGGGACGATCGCCGTGGTCCTGTTCACGGCCGGGGTGCAGAACACCGCGACCAACAGTGCCACGGACACCTCGGTCGCCGTGAGCGGGGCGACCTCGGTAGCCGCCAGTGACGCCTGGCGGACCGTGCTCGACGGGGTGAGCGCCAGCCAGGTCAACCGGGTCACCGGGTTCCACACCTTCACCGGCCTGACCCCGGGCTCCAACATCTTCACCATGAAGTACAAGGTCGGCTCAGGGACCGGCACCTGGGACAACCGCGAACTGCTTGTCATGCCTTTCTGAGGAGGTGCTCGTATGGCTACGCTCCCGCAGTACGTCACCGTGATGCGGAATCTGCAATGGGACATCTGCAAGCGGCTCGGGATCGACATGTCCTCGGTCACGGTCACGGAGCGCGCCCTGGCGCTGTCCAACCTCGCGGTGCAGGCGACGCTGATCAACCTCCTGGTGACCAAGGGCGTGATCACGGATCAGGAGCTTCTGGCGGCGGTCAACGCGGTGCGGAACTCACCCTGGTCCCCTCCGCAGGAACCCGAGCACCCCGCCGGCTGGGACACCGCCCCGGTGACGGGGATCTGACATGGCCTGGAGTGTTCCGGCAACCGCCATAGCGGGGCAGCCCTTCACGGCCGTACTGGCGAACGCGCAGATGCGCGACAACCTGAACGCGACCGCGCCCGCCCTGGCGACGACGATCAGCAGCTGGTTCACGGGGACGGGTGCGAATGCGATAGCCGAGCGCATCCCGGCGCAGAACAACACCCTCGCCTCCAGCACGACCACGAGCACGAGCTACACCAACCTCGGTGACGGGGTCAGTACTTCGGTCACGGTGACGACCGGGACGTCCGCCCTGGTCCTGATCTACGCCAACTTCTTCAACTCCGCAGCCGTCAACACCTGGGTGGGGTTCGCAGTCAGCGGTGCGACGACGATCGCGGCGAGCGACGCTCAGGCGCTCATGCAGAACCACCTGGGCGGGCGCCGGTTCGGGGCGCCGTTCTACGTCAACGGCCTTCTCACCCCGGGCAACAACACCTTCACTCTCAAGTACCGGGTAACCAGTAACACAGGCACGTTCACGACACGTCGTATCGGCGTGATCCCATTCTAGGAAGGAGGCAGGCATGGTCTGGACAGCGCCCCTGACAGCAGTCCTGGGTTCCGTGTTCCCCTCGGCCACGTACAACCAGGTCGTCCGGGACAACCTGCTCCAGACCATGCCTGCCCTCACCACGACGGTCGGCAGCTTCTTCGCCACGATCGGCACGCACCAGATAGCCGAGCGGGTACCTCTGGCCGACTACGACTCGGGCATGAGCAGCACATCCTCCACCACCTACGCCGACCTGGCCAGCGGGGTGGGGCCGACGGTGACGTGCCAGACCGGAACCGCAGCCGCCGTGTTCCTCTACAACAACTCGTACACCTCCGCCGGGGGCACCGGGTCGTGGATGAGCTTCGACATCTCGGGCGTCTCGTCCCAGGCCGCCTCGGACAACTTCGCCCTCCAGCTCCAGCTCGCGGCCGGCCAGCACTGCGGGGCCTGCTTCCTGATCGATACGCTGACCCCGGGGCTGAACACCTTCACGGCCAAGTTCCGCACCAGCTCCGGCACCAGCCAGTTCTCTTCCCGGCGGCTCGCCGTCTGGCCGTTCTGAGGAGGGGCACCGTGACCTGGACAGCGCCGTTCACCGCGATCACCGGGACGCCGTACACCGCCGCACAGTTCAACGGGTACCGGGACTCGATGCTGGAGACCGAGGTGAGCCGGGCGCAGACCACGGGCGGATACTGCGTCACGGTCGGCATGAACCAGCTCGCCGAGCGGGTTCCGGGCTCCGGCTTCGTGGACCCGGGTACGCCGGACACGACGACGTCCACCAGCTACACCGACCTGGACAACACGGCCGGGCCTGCTGTGACCGTGACCACCGGGACCACCGCGTTCGTCTCGATCTACGGTTCCGTCCAGAACGCCTCTACGGCGATTGCCTCGTTCATGAGCTACCGGGTCGACGGCGCGACCACCCAGGATCCCGGGGACGACCATTCCATCCAGATGATCAATGCGGACGGGGGAGGCCAGCGGATAGGCGCCACGATCTTCCACACCGGCCTGACCCCCGGGCTCAATACCTTCACCGCTCAGTACCGGTCGTCCAGTGGTATCGCGACCTTCGCCGTCCGGACCCTCGCCGTCTTCCCGTTCTGAAAGGGAGCCATGGACTACACCGCGTTCCTGACGCCCACGATCGGCGCCACGGGCATTCTCGCGCTCGTGGTCGTGATGATCTTGCGGGGATCGCTGGTCCCCCGGCGCCAGGTGAACGCGGAGCTGAAGCAGAAGGACGACGCCATCGTCCTCTGGAAGGATGCGTATGAGAGGTCCGAACAGCAGAACCAGCAGAAGGACCGGCTGATCACCGGACTGCTGGAGACGGCACAGACCACGCGAAGCGTTCTCCAGGCGCTGCCCGAAGCGGTCCGGCTCAATGAGGGAGGTCCGCATGTTTCCCCGGCGAAGGAGTAGGAAGGCGCCTCCCCCGTCCCCGGAGGTCCGGGAGGCTGCGGCGGCTGTGCGCCGGGTGAAGGCACGGGACCGGAAGGTTCAGGATTCAAGCAGTGAGATCCTGTCCGTTGTCCGGGACCTCCGGGACTTCCAGCGGCAGAACAACTTCGTCCGGGCGATACGGCAGGCCCTGAGTGGTGAGAGCGGGTGACCATGGGCGAGACGGTGAACTTCTACGGTTCCCTCGTGTGCCTGGCAGGGTGCGTGAGCTTCATCGGCGTGTACTCGGTCATGCCGCTGCTCACGGACCGGGTCCCCTGGTGGAGGTACCGGATAGGCCGGATGCTCGTCACCAAGGCCGCGTCCATCGCCGGACTCATGCTGATCATCGTCGTGACGTACGCCTTCCACATCAATCTGGAGTGGATACGGATGATCCGGGGAGTGTTCGCTGCCGTGGTCGGGGTCATGATGTTCTACCAGACCCGGCTCGTGTACATGCTCCAGAAGGGTTACGAGGGGGACAACGCCGAATGAGCGTCACCAGCACGGCCGAAGCCCTGGCCAACTGCGCGTCCACCCGGACCTGGACGCCGGACCTGTGCGGCCAGTTCTGTGCGGCCATGTACGGCTACGGCTCCAGCGGGTACAGCACGGCGCTCGTCCAGTGGCAGTCCGTGCCCGCCGGCCTCAAGTTCCCCGGTGACCAGGAGGCTCCACCCGGCGCGCTCCTGTTCTGGGGCGTCGGACAGGGGCACGTCGCGATAGCCGACGGCACGGGCTCCTGCTTCTCCATCGACATCTCCGGCCGGGGCACCGTGACCCGCGTGCCCATGGACCGGATCGCCTCCGTATGGGGCAAGCCCTACCTCGGGTGGACCGTGCCGTACTTCCAGGACCAGCAGTGGAGCGCACAGATGATCAAGGGTGTGGACGTCAGCCGGTACCAGGCGGTCAGCGGCTGGGAGACCGGGATCGACTTCGCCTTCACCAAGGTGACCGAGGGCACGACGTACGTGAACCCGACCTGGGTCGCGCAGCGGGACACGGCGCGCGCGGCCGGGCTCGTTGTCGGGTACTACCACTTCGCCCGGCCGGGAAACATGATCGCCCAGGCGGACTTCTTCCTGGGGAAGATCGCTCTCCAGCCCGGGGACGTGCTCGCGTTCGACTGGGAGGACGCCGGGGTCACCTCGGCACAGAAGGACGCGTGGATCAGCTACGTGCAGGGCAAGACCGGCCACCGGGTGGTCCTGTACTGCAACACCGACTTCTGGAAGAACCGGGACACGTCCAGCTTCGCCGGGGACGGCTTGTGGATCGCGACCGGCGGGTATCCGGCCGGCTCGCCCCCGATCCAGTCCGCCTGGCTCATCCACCAGTACTCCACCGCCGGGAACCTCGACCACGACGTGGCACAATTCAGCAGCCGAGCGGACATGTTCGCCTGGGCAGGAGGAAGTGACGTGGCACTGACAGCGAGCGAGCTGAAGCTCCTCACCGAGACGCACGACGCCGTAACCAAGATCACGTCCCTGGTGGACACCAAGGTCCACGGGGTCGGCTACTACGCAGCCAAGGGGGAGCAGTCCCTGGCCGCCGTGCTCTCCCAGAGCCGGTCCAACGGCGGGGGCATTTCCGAACTCAAGATGGCGCTCGGTCTCGCGAGCCAGAAGCTGGACACCGTGGCTCAGGTGCTGGCCAACCTGGACCTGAGCCAGGTCCCGGCCGAGGTCGCGGCCAAGATCGAATCCCTCAAGCTCGTCGTCACCGTGACGGAAGGACCCTGACCATGTCGGCAGCGGGACAGATCCTCGCGCAGGTGGAGGAGTTCGTGCAGGGTCTCCTGGCCAAGGTCCACTCGCACGACGCCGAACAGGACGCCCGGCTGACCGCCCTGGAGACCAGGGTTGACGCCCTGGAACCCGCCAAGGCGCGCACGAGCACCGCACGGGCAGGCACGGTCGGGGTCAAGGCGGAGGCCAAGGACAGCAAGTGAGAGTGGTCCGCTCCAAGAACAGCCGTGTGTCCGGCAGAGAGACGGGTGATCAGGGGTGAAGATTAAGATCTACCCCGCTTAACGCCGATATGACCGGCTGCGGGTTCTTCCGTCTTCTGTTCGTGGTGGACGCGCTGCGGGCCACGGGCCTGCGCTCCGACATAGAGATCGAGGTCCGGCCTCCGACCGAGCGCGACCTCAAGCTGCGCATGGAGGGCGAACGGGTCGTCGAGGTGGTGGACCCGGAGCCCGAGGCCGTCTACGTGTTCCAGCGCCTCACGCACTCCTGGATGGCTCAGGCGGTTCCCCTGCTCGTGCAGGCGGGCGCGGCGGTCGTCATCGACGTGGACGACGACCTCGGCTCCATCCACCCGCGCAACCCCGCCTACGAGGCCATGCACCCCCGCAACCTGCTCACCCGGGACCCGATGACCCGGGAGGTCCGCCGCCACAGCTGGAAGCACCTCTCGGACGCCTGCCGGGAGGCCACCCTCGTTACCGTGTCTACGCCCGCCCTCCTGGCCCGGTACGCGGCGCACGGCCGGGGGCGGGTGCTGTACAACTACCTGCCCGAGAGCTACTACTCCGTTCCGCACGAGGACAGCCCGGTCATCGGCTGGCCGGCCGCGCTCCAGTCTCACCCGGACGACCCGGCCGTGCTGGGAGGGGCCGTGGCGAGGCTGAGCGTCCGTCCGGGGGACTTCCAGGTCGTCGGGGACCCGGTGGGCATGGGAGCTGCGTTCGGGCTCTCAGCCGACCCTCCAGGACGTTCCCATGTGGACATCGGGGCCTGGCCCGGGGCGGTCGCACAGCTCGGCATCGGGATCGCTCCTCTGTCGGACACGCGGTTCAACGCCTGCAAGAGCTGGCTCAAGCCCCTGGAGATGTCCGCGCTCGGGGTGCCGTGGGTGGGCTCGCCCCGGGCGGAGTACACCCGGCTGCACCGTATGGGCGCCGGGGTCCTGGCCGACACGCCGAGGCGCTGGTACAGGGAACTGCTGAAGCTGCGGGAGAGTGAAAGCCTCCGCCGGGAGAGGGCGGAGGCGGGACGGGCCGTGGCCGGGGAACTGCGTCTTCAGACGCAGGCCTGGCGCTGGCTGGAGGTATGGAGCGAGGCTCAGGCGATGAGGGCCGGGGCGAGTGCCGCCTCCACGGCGGTGCACTGAACGAGGAGTTCTGCGATCCGGCCCTCCAGGGCCCGGACCAGGTTCAGGTTGGACTCCCGGTTTCCCCGGTAGCCCCCGTGCTCGATGCGCCGGCGCTCCTCGTCCAGACGGCCCTGGAGCTGATCGGCGTGGTCTCTGATCTCGGTCGTGGTCATGCTCATCCTGTTGCCTCCCGGGGCAGATGCGAACCGGTCCAGGACACGGCGCAGTGCTGGCATATCTCGTGTCCTTCCGGGGTGGGGATGACGGCCCGGCTCTTGCAGCTCGGGCACTTGACCCGGTTGCGCGGGGCACCGAGCCGCCGGCGCTCTGCGGTGGTGGTGCCGCCCCAGTAGCCGGACTGGTGGTAGAGAAGGGCGTAGGCCAGGCACTCCACCCGGACGGGGCACAGGTTGCACCAGAGCGAACGGGCGGCCTGTGCCCCCTGTACGGTCTCGATGTCCGGAGTGAAGTCGAACGGAGCGCCGTTGCAGAGGGCGTCGTCCTGCCAGCTGACCTCGGAGGCGAAGAAGCGGTTGTCGGCCAATGCTGCCTCCCGGTGACCAGGGGGTTGACTTTCGTCCAACTGTCCACCCGCAGGTACTGGAAGTCACTACGCCAGAAACACGACAGCCCCCGTCCGGAGACGGGGGCGGATCCTCAGAACGACCTTCCGCCGCACCACTCGGTCACGGCGCCCTCCAGGATCTTATGGACCGGGACGTCCTCCTCCTCGGTCCAGTCGGCCCACCCCGCATTCAGCCAGGCCGCGAACGCCCGCCCCGAGGCGCCGGGGAGCTGACCCTCGGACGGGCCCATGCCGATCGCCCACTCCAAAATCAGGTCCTCTAGGTAGGTCGCGAACAGGACCCTTTCCAGCACCTCCCCGCACTCCAGGGCCAGGAACTCCTTCAGTGTCGGCTTCCGCATCCGCCGTGCTGTCTCGCTCATGCCCCCTCCTACGGGTGCGCCGGGTGCGCGTAATTGCGCACCTCGTCCATCAGGTCGTCCTGGGCGTCGAACCTCATGGCGTCGCCGGACGGGACGCCGGCCGAAGAGGCGGCCCGCCGACGACGGACCGGACGCCGCTCACCGATCGTCTCGTACTCACCCCAGGCGGACCGGAGAACGGCCTGATGCTGGCTCGTGGTCATGGTGTGATGCTCGTCCACGTAGAACCGCTGGACCTCACCGTCGTCCATGCTCACGAACCCGATCGGTGTGTCGTAGCTCCAGACCACGTACTCCGCCCGGCTGAGCAGGTCCTTGATGTAGTCCTTCTCCGCGTGCGTGCTCAGCCAGCCGAGGTTGCGCGTGCTGCCCCGGGTACCCCGCAGGGAACCGGTGCTGTTCTGGAACGCCTGGTCGCAACTGATGGCGCGTTCGGCCTCGTCCCGCGCTCGCATGCCCATGGCCATGGTCAGTCTCCTTCCGGGTGGTGCACGAAGCCGAAGCAGTGCGGCTCCGGGTCGTCGGACGGGCCGAACCGGAACGGCACGGAGTCCTCGTCCAGGTCGAGCAGGGCGTGCCGCTGCTCCAGCAGCTCTGCTGCACGCACCTCGTCAGCGGTCATGGTCATTCTCCTTGGTCGGGTTGGTCTGCGTACCCCTGGACGGTGTTGATCCGTCATCTCCCGAGGGCCCTGTGAGCGGGTCTCTGGGTACTCTGACGTTGAGCTACAGGGGCATGGTGCCCGGGGAGGGGTAGGGTCCCTGGTCCCCGGGCCGGTCTTTCAGGAGCGGACGTGGCCCACGAACGCGGCGAACGCGTCCGGGCCGACGGAGAACACCGGACGGCCCGCCGTGTCGGCGACCTTGCTGTCCGTCAGGGACACGGTGCTCGCCTCGGCCGACCGGACCTCGACGCAGGCGCCGTTCCCGGTGCTGTACGTGGACTTGGTCCAGGCTCCGTGTGCACCCAGCTTGATCATGTGCGTTCCTCCCTCGGTAGGGTGTCCGGCCCCCGCCGGGGGATTGGCGGGGGCCGGACTGGCCGGACGGTGGCGGGGGCACCTCCCGCCCGGCCGTTCTTGGGTTTAGCTAAATCGTACCCGGGTCCGGGGAGATGAACCCGGTCAGATCCAGCCGAGTTCGTTCAGGGCCCCGAGGACCAGGAACACGGCCACGACCAGCACCCAGAACACGGGCTGGCTGAAGACAGTGTCGTAGAAGCCTGGGTGCCGGGGGAAGACGCGCCTCCTCATGACGGGTCATCTCCTCCGGACCGGTCGGTCTTCCTCTGCTCCCGGTACGCCACGGCGAACAGGACGGCCGCAGACACGGCCACCCCGGTCGCCCCGATGGGATCGTGGCCGAAGGCCAGTACGCTCGTGGCCAGGAGCCCCAGCGCGCAGCCGTAGACGATCCAGGACAGGGCGCTCTTCAGGGCGGAGTCCTTCGGGTCCATGATCGGTTCCTTTCTCGGTCCCGCCGGCGGCAGGAGCAGTGGGTCCGGACGGACTTGAACCGTCTTCCACGGGGGAGCGAGGAACCGACCAAAGTCCGCTCCACGCCGTGTGCTCTTCCTGTTGAGCTACCGGGACCCCTGGCGGATTACGGCTCCGCCGGGCCGTCGTGCTCACCCTGCACAGAAGGAGGAGAGGATCACCTCCACGTCCCCGTCCTCCGGGACCCGGGCCACCTTCGCGTTCGTGCCGTCCGGGCGGAAGCCCCTGAACTCCGAGTCCCCGTACCGGTCCGTCTTGCGTACGACCGACAGGGCCTCGTCCTCCGAGGACGCTCGGACCACGATTCCGTCGTACTCG